GCCTTGGTCACTCTCACCCGCTGTTCCAGTGCGTCCATTGCGGACATCCGGCGACGATGCGGGTGAAGGCATGAGCCCCAACCGATGCAAGAATTGTGAGCATTGGCGGGGCAACCACGGCGAAACCCCGTTAACGAACGGGTGGGGCCGATGCACCTACGCAGAGCATGTGCATTCGCTTATGCGGCCGACGATTCACATGCCGAACTTTCAGGAAACGCTGCCCGCAGAGGCTGGCATTCTGCTGACGCAGGCGTGGTTTGGCTGCGTTCATTTTTCCACAGGTCAGCCGTGACTATCGTCGCCATTGCCATCCTCGCGTTCATAGCAGGTGCTGTGGCCGGCGCGATGTTCGCCGTCAAGGTGATCGTCGCGCATCACATCAAGCGCCTTCGTGCAGAGGGCGTTGCTGAAGACAAGATTTGGGCCGCACTGACAATCAGGTAAAGAGCGATGGCAGAAGGCGACTACCTACGAAGTTACGGATACGGCAGCTACACCTTCGACCCGTCCAAATGGACGTACCCGATCCATCCCAGCGTTGAAGCGCGCGTTGCGGAGTTGGAGAAGCGGCTGAGCGAGCAGGGTGTCCCGGTCGCTATGTGGACGGAAGAGGACAGCGGCAAGCAGTACGTCCTATTGCGCCGTGATATCGTTGAAGCTGGTCAGAAAGCATCCCGCTAACATGACCTCCCTTACCTCCCGTGCCCGCTTCGTCCCCGACCCCGTGGTGGAGCGAGACAGGGGCAGCATCGAGATCACGTTCAACAGCCGCTTCTGGGTAGTTGAGCGGAACTATGGCCGCGAGACGTTGTGCGCTAAGCAGGGGTGGGTGAAGTACGACGACATGCAGCGCGGATTCCCAACGCGGCTGGCTGCCGTTGAAGCACTGTTGCAGTCGGAATACTCGCTCCCATGACCCGCACCGACCAAATCTGGACCACGGCGGCCTTCAGCATCGTCGGCTCGATGATGGCCGTGTTCATCACGCAGATGCCCGGCTGCGCAAAGGACGGCTCGGTCATCCCGTACCTGGACGACCTGAAGGGCGCGAGCGGTCGCATCGACCTGCGCGCGGACCAGATCGTTGAAGACGCTGCGGCGGTCAAGAAGCGCACGGACACGGTAGGCAAGGTCCACACGACGCGCATCGAAGCGAACGCTGAGCACATCAAGGCCGACGTGGTTGTGCAGCAGAAGGCTGCGGACGCATCGGGCAAGGAATACGCCAAGGTCACGCAGGAACGGGACGCCGCGCGCCGCGAGCACGCTGCGTACGTGGCGCATCAATCCAGCCTGTGGTACGTCAAAATCGGGCGCATCGTTGACCGGGTTATCAAACTGGCGTGGTGGCTGTTCGCGTTGCTGATCGGTGGCGGGTTCCTGTTGCGGATCGGCGGCATGTTCGCCGGCGGTTGGATCGGCGCGACGATGGCGAAGGTCGGCAGCATCGGCTTGCACATCCTGCCCATCGTCGGCGGCGTCGTGAATCAGTTCTTCGATAACGCATTCTTCAGGCAGCGGCAGTTCGCATTGGACTCGCCCAAGCCCTTGCCACCCACGGCCATCGTCGTAGACGCTGCGGACGTACCGACCACGGTAGACGTAGCCAAGCCGCTGACGCCTTCGGTGGACGCGAGCTACACGTCTACGACGGTGCGGAGCGCGACGCCACGCAAGGCGGGGAAGCGGAAATGACGCTGGAAGTCCTACTAGCGATTTGGGCCGCGTTGATGGTGTTCATGCTGGGCATGATCGTCGGAATCAACCTTGCTCGCGAGCTAGCTAGGCATCAATGACCCGCGACACGCGCAACCTGTTGCTGCTCGCCGCCGCGATCGGCGCTGCTACGGGCACGGCTGCCACGCTGGCTACGCTGTACGTGGTACTGATGGGGCTGAGATGAGACGGGGCGCTAAAAGTCGAGTTTGCCGAGAATTTGGCCGGGGTCGCAAATCTTCACCATGCCCGGCGGCAGAAGTTCATTCTCGACCACAGGGATGCCGTTAATCCACAGATGCTTGCGGGGAACGAAACCGACGGCGCGCGGGTCATCGTCGCCGCAGGGTTGAAGGTGGCCGTTCTCGTCGCGGATGAAATGAGTGCCTGCCGCGATGTGCAGGACTTCCGCCAGCGGCGGTTCGTCGATGTACCCGATGTAGCCGTGTCGCTTCTCGTTCATCGCCGCAGTATAGCACAAGAAAACCAAAGCGCCGGACGAGTGGCCGCGTCAACGACCACCCGCCCGATTCCACACCCCCGCCATTACACGGGAGCAGGCCATGAAGCACACTATCGGTAAGATAGGCAATCGCCATGAGAATCCACCGAGAATCCTCTAAGCGGCATTCACCGTAGCGCGCCAGCCGTATCGGCGTCTGAGTACCCCACGCCGATGAATTGGGAACAACTAGAGCAGCTTGGCGAAAAGTTCGGGTGGGCGATCGTAGCGGTCGTCCTGCTGGGCATTGCGCTGCACAAGGAAATCTTCACCCTCGGCCGCGAGACGGGTGCCGTTCGCAAAGAGCTTGAGCGGCACCGTACGGAGATCGAAGCCGAGCGGACCCGCCACCGCTTGGAAATGGAAGCCGAGCGTCAACGCCAGCGGGAGGAGATCGAACGCATTCAGGAGCGGCACGGCTTCGCCGTCAGCAAATGGGAAGCGATGGCGGATGCGAACAACGTTCTGCTGCGTGATGCGCAAGCACAATTGAGCCGGGCGACCGGAATTGCCGAGAACCTTGCGGATAAGTTGGCACAGCTTTTGACGCGGGACAAGGCATGAGTCGTATCACCGAACTAGAGCAGCGCGAGATGGGCGACGAGATGGCTTACGAGCGCTACGTTGAGCATCAGCGCAGCATTGTAGAAATCCGCGAACAACAGCGACGTACCAATGCCCGCCTTGATCGACTGGAATCCATCATTCTGCCTGGAGTTTCTGTCGGCGGCGGCAGCGCTGATCGGCGCGACGATCAGCGGACGGTTCACCTACAGTAGCCATCGCACGCTGCGGAACATGCTGGCCGACAAGGTCGTGTTCGGCATCGTCTTTGCCAAGACGAAGCGTCGCACCAACGCGACACTGTTCTTCGTTCAGCTCACTTTGATCGTCGCGTGCGTCTACCGAATCCATCCTTTTCTGGGCTGGGCCGTTGTACCCGCTGCGATGCGGCTGGCGATGTCCCTTGCCGTTATCCGCTGCTGCTGGCTGAACGCGCGTGACCGGCGGGAACTGGCGTGACGCACATGTCCCAGCGGGTCTCACTCAAAGAGCACCTTGAGAAGCTACAGCACGAGCGCGACCGGTTCGCCTCCGAACGTGACCGCCGCTATTGCGAAGTGGCCTTGGAGCGCGAAAAGGCGCTGAAGATCAAGGACGTTGCCGACCGCGACGCGCTGCAACTGGCGAGAGAAATCCAGACGTACAAGGACACTCAGGCCAACGAGCTGCGGGAGCAGATTAACCGTGAGCGCGTCCTGTACACGACCAAGGCTGACTTGACCGCCGCGGTGGAGAAGTTGGAAGCGACGATCAAGCCGCTCGTGACGTACACCACTTCGCAGCAGGGCAAGAGCACGGGTTTATCGGCGTGGTTTGGCTACATCTGTGGCGCGGTGGGCATCGTCGCAACCGTCGTCGCCATCGCTTGGAAAGGTTAACCCATGTCGCTGATCGTACTCATCCTAATTCTCATCGCCGCTGGCGCTGCCGTGACGTACATCCCGATGGACCGGCGCATCCGCACGGCCATCGTCGTGGTGTGTGTGGTGGTGGCTGTACTGTGGTTGCTGAGATTTGCTGGGCTGATTTAGGCGTACTGAGGTGGTCTGACCCGTTCCCAGCCAAGGCGTTCAAGCAGCGGTTCCCACGCTTCAACGCGATGATTCTTATAGGGGTCAATCGTTGAGATGCTTTGTACGTCGCCGTCTCGCGCAATGATCTTCAGCCTGCCGTCGTCAGCGCCGGGTGTAAGTTCAAGTTCCCACTGGTCGCCTTGGCTGCGGACGACTTCGCATTTGAAGTGAATCAGATCACCGGACCACTCGTTGAAGGGTCCGATCTTGCCGAGTAGGTCAAGGTCTTCCTGACGCCATGTGCCGGTTCGTTTGAATCGCATCCCCACACTATACCACGCGAATCGAGCCAATGGACCGCTCAACCGTCATCTCATCCGTCCAAGCCATCATCGACGCTGGCGACCTAGCCGCCGCTACGCTGGTGTTCTCACCCGCAGACGAGGTAGAGCTTGTCCCGACGCCAGCGCCGCCCCCGCCCGCACCTGTCGGCGTGACGGACTTGAAGGGCCGCTACGATAAAGCAAGCAAGAAAGCGGTCCTGACGTACACCTACGACCGTACGAAAAACCCCTACGTCGTCCTGCGCGACGATGTCCTGATCCAGAACTACGAGGACAACAACGGCGACGCGAACGTTCCGCATACAGGCACGCGCCGCTATCGAGTCCGCGACAAGGCGGGCGTGCTGTCCAACGAAGTGACGGTGAGCGTGACGGGCGTGGTGCCGGGCGAAGTGCCGCCGGTGACGCCGCCCATCCCGCAGCCCGAACCGACCCCCGGCGGTGTACTGCGCGTGGGCAGCGACGGCGACGTGAAGACGTTGGCTGAGATGAAGGCGAAGCTGAAGGACGGGCTGACCGTTCTGTTCCGCCAGGGCGAGACGTTCGCCACGGCCGGCACTATCGAGATACGCCAGAAGAACGTCCGCTTCCTTACCTACGGCACGGATACGCAGCGCCCGGTGCTGCGGTATGACGGGGGCGGTCAGTACAACCCGCTGTTCATGCTGCGCAGCGCCAAGGCCGTTGAGTTCGTCGGCTTCACGCTGGAAACCACGGGCATCCACCCCGCGTTTGAGTTCACGGACGGCGCTGGTGGTCACTTCCACCACCTTCACTCGGAAAAGGGGAAGCTCGGCCACTTCATGCAGATCAAGAACGGTGCCGGCATCCTCGTGGAATACTGCGAGAACCTTGGGGTCCAGCGGTACGACATCTTCGTTGACAAGGTCCGCGGCCTGATCGTGCGCAAGAACGTGTTCCTGTCGTCTGTCCACGCGGACGAGAACGAGCACAAGGTGCGGATGTACAACGCTGAGGACGTGGAGATATCGGACAACCGGATGGAAGAGGGGCGCAAGTCCTGCGTCAACTTCCGCGACGGCGAGCGGGTGAAGATTCTCCGCAACGACTTCACCGGCCCGAGCGGCATGACCGTCGGCGCGCTGATGGACGACGACGGTTCGCCGACGGCAGACCTTGGCACCGACGACACGCTGATCGAGTCCAACACGTTCCGCAATGGCGGCATCGACGTGGAGTTGGGCGCGAAGAACACGCGCATCCACAGCAACGTGTTCCACCCGAAGAAACCGGGGCAAGCGTTCATCAAGTTCGACTATCAGGAACGGTTCAAGGGACGTGGCCCGGCCAGCGGAGAAGTCATCGGCAACATCGTCCACGGCGGCGGCAAGCTGTACTCGCTCACGAAGGGCGGCACAGTCAAAGACTTTACGATGGCGGATAACGAGTCGGTGGCGTGAGGCTCTACGCCCCCGCGAACTACACCCCCGTAGCCGACGACAACGACCCCGGCGCCGTCCCGCGCTACACCCAGAACTGGCCCGTCAGCCAGTACCTGCTCGACCAGGGCGTCCGCCCCGTCATGCGGATCGCACGCCAAGACCTAAACCGCGCCTTCTGCTGGCACGGCCAAGAAATGCGATGGGTAGACGACGGTACGGGCAAGCGCAGGCCCGACCTCGACCTGAGCACGGCCAAGGACAACGTAGACACGCTCAACGCCAAGGCGTTCGCCGCCTGCGCAGAACTGGCCTGGCCCGAGAACATCAACCGCTACTGGCCCGACGCGAAGGTCAAGGGCGAGCCCTGGATACCAATCTACCTCGACATCGAGGACACGACCGGGGGACCGTTCCACGTCAACGTCAACGCTTCCGCCGCCGATCGTGACGCGCTGGGCAAGCGGATGCGCGACGCCGTGATGGCGCTGCGCAAGGCCAACCCGCACTCGCTGCTGTGGTGGTACGCCGGCCCGCCGATGCTGGAGCCGCAACAGTTGCTGACGATCACGGCGGTCAACAGGTATCGCGAGTGGCCGAAGCGGACGAGCGAGTTCACGTCTGCCGTCGATAGCGCGACGATCAGCGCGTACGAGCCCGAGAACGCCGACGCGCTGTGGGAAGCCGGATTCGCCAAGGCGATCCGGCGCTACCGCGAGCACTACAGCTACCTGCCGCTGACCGTGTTCTGGAAGCCGACGTACGAAGGGACCGAGCGAGCGATCGAGCTTGAGAAGACGAAGCGGCGATTCGGTCGGTTCACGGCTGAGCGCGTGGACAACGTGGTCATCTTCGAAGCCGGGCCGCTGACCGAGGGCGTGAGAGTGAACGTCGATTACGCGGTTGGCGCGCAAGGGGTCGCCGGTGCGGCGGGTGTGACGAAGGAACTGAAGAACTGAAACGATAACAATGGCTTTCGGCACCGACACATTCACGAACACCGCTGGAACCGCAGTTTCTACCCACAACGCGCTGTGGGTCCAGCACCCGCTACGCGCGACGGGCGCGCTAGTCATTACCGACGCAAATCGAGCTAGGGGTAATGCGAACGCGCACCACCTGTTCTACTACGACACCGATCCGGGCGCGGATGATTACCCGGTCACGGTCCGCGTGCGCGTTGCGTCAGTTCTCAACCCCGCTGGCGCGGCCGCTCGGCAGTCCACTTCGAGCAACGGGGCGTTGGGATTCGCCGCCTACCACACTCGTCTAGAGGCAACGGGCGTTTTCCTGTATCGCATCAACGGCGATGGTGGGCAGATCACTCTTGCCTCCGTCCTATTTACCCCGACGGTCGGCGAAGACTACGACTTGACCGTCTACCCTCAAGGCGTTGGGGCAACGGTAACCGTCGACGGGAAAGTGAAGCGCGTCAGCGACAGCCAGTATCTAACGAGCGGTGCAACGTGGCAGGCGGGCGAGGTCAATTTTGCGAGCATTGCAGACTCAAGCGCCAGTCGAATCGTCGCCCGAAATCGCGCGGCAATTTACGAGTTTGGCATCTCGACGAACTCAACCGGGTTCCACATCGACAGCTTTTCGGCCGGCCTGGACACCGTGCTCGCAGTTGGCGTCGGGAGCATCACGGACCAGACGGACACGACGATGTCCTACTCGTTCGTCGCCGCGACGGGCGGGACCGACCCGAAGACGTACGCGATCTACCGCCTTACCGATCCTAGCGCGAACGCGAACACGGGCACCCTGATCGACACGACCTTGACCGGCACGGCCACGGGGCTCACACCGGAAACGTTCTACTGCTTCAAGTGCATCGTCACCGATGCCGTAGCGGCCACGGAAGAAACGGCGGATGCGGCCGTCACCGCCATCGGCTTCACGCTGCCCGCCGACAAGGACATCGACCCGACCTTCCACCAGATCGGAGACTCGATCACGACCGGGGGCACGCCGACGACGGTAGCGAAGCTGGCGACAGTCCTTGCCACCCTGCTCGACGTGGGCTCAATCACGTCGGGGATCAACGGGGTGGGCGGCGGCGGGATGGGCTCGTTCGTCAACGAGGACTTGTCCGCGCACGCCAACCTCACCGGCGCGATCGCCGCTGCCGACACGGCCGGCGTGACGGACTTCAACATCGCGCTTGGCATCAACGACCCCGAGAATTTCACAAAAGCACAGTGGAAGGCTCGCTACGTCGCCCTGATCGGACACATCCGCACCGGCGCATGGCCCGAGCTGGCGCGCATCTGGCTGCTGCCGAACACGGGACGGCTCGTGGGGGGCGGGAATGGCGGCAATCAGGTGAACCACGACCGCTACCGCGAGTACCAGGAAGCCATCCGCGAGATCGTCGCCGAAGACGACGGCGCAGACGGCATCACGCTCTACGCAGGCTCGCTGGCACGGTACGAGTACGTCCTGTCCCACCCCGAGCGACTGACGGACGGCACGCACCTTGACCAGACGGGTCTTGACCAGATCGGCACGCTCGATGCGCACCACTGGTACATGACGATGCTGCACGAAGCCTACCTGCGCCCCGCTGACGTGGCTGCTGCGGTCGCTGCTTACGGTGAATAGGCTATGTACACGGTCGAAGACCATGCCGCTGCGATCATGGCCGACGTGCCTTACCCGGCGCGGTCGAGCACGCCTGCTCCGACGAACTACGCCGAGATGCTGGCGATGGCGGTGTGGGGTGAGAACGAAGCGAAGCTGACCGCCGACGACACCGCCCCCACCCTCTCTACCTTAGCCGTCCCCTCTGCCGGCACCACCGTAACTGGCACCCTGAGCGAAGCCTGCACCCCTGCATCAGGAACCGGTGGATTCACCCTGGGCGGTACGGACGCCACCGTCGCAAGCTGGGCTATCTCAGGCACCACGCTGACGCTGACGCTCACAGGCACGGTCTACGACGGCGAGACGGTGACGCTCTCGTACAGCCGTGCAGGGACGACGGACGACATCGAAGATGGTGCGGGGCTGTTCCTCCAAGACTTTGCGGACGCGCCTGTTGTCAATAACAGCCAAGAGGTGCAGCCATCGGGCGGCGGGACAGTTGTCTTGTTGGGTGCTTTTGGGTTCGGCGGGGGCTTTTGAGGAATCGACATGGCAGGAACCGTCACACACGACATTGAATACGGCGCGACGGCTTCAATGGCCCGCCACGTCATCACGTGGGTCAGTAGTTCTGGTGGCGCTGTGGGTCCAACGTTTGATTCGGGTTCGCTTAAACGCATCAGCGGCGTGATATTGCGCGTTATCGAACAGCCCGATACGGGCGGAACAAAACCCAGCGATAGCTACGATGTTCTGTTTGAGGACGAATCTGGTACCGACTTACTCGGTGGGCAGGGCGCGAACGTAGACGCAGACGCGACCATCGACGTGTGCCCTGGCCTGCCATTCACGGACGGGGTCACCACAAGCCTTGTTCCCCCAGCATTGCATGACGTTCCGGTACTGCGAATTACGAACGCCGGCAATGCCAAGGGCGGAAAACTCATCCTGTACGTGCGATAACACATGGCCACCCAGTTCAACGCCGAAGACCTGCAACTGCTCACCGGCTACGACGACGTTTTGTGTGTCGCAGCGGGCGGTGCGACCAAAGCGACCATCGAAGGTGCGGCGGACGGCACGCTCGTGCGGTTGCTTCCCGGTACGCACGACGTTGGCGACAACGGCATCGTCGTTCCTGCGGGCGTTGATGTTGCCGGCGCGGGGATGGATCTGACGACGTTGACCGGCGACCGCACGGGACTGGCCGCTTCCTTCCTGAAGCCCGGCACACGCAGCACGATTCGGGATCTGCACGTGGATTTCTCGGCATTGCGTGGTGCGGAGGATGGAACGAGCAATATACCGATCGGCAAGGTGGCTGGCGATGCCGCATTTCACCACGCGAAACTGCTGCGGGTGCGGATCACGTCCTATTCGGACTGCATTTACATCGTGAACCCCGACCCTTCTGACATGGGGCTCACGATCGAGGACTGTGAGTTTGAGACGAACATTGACGCCATCGTCGTGACCGGAACGAACACCAACGACTTTTTCATTCGCATCAAGGGCGGTCACGTCACCCTTAAAGAACTGAACCCCGAGGAGTCGGACCGAAATCTTGTCGTGGCACCGTGGTCGGATTGCTTTGACTTGGACATTCGCGATCTCGGCACCGAGCCCGGTATGGCGACGGTCCTTTATGAAGCGGCCAAGGGGCGATTGATTCGCTGTACCCTGTATTCAACTTCGGACGGCGCGGTGCACATCGAAGCAAATGAGGGATCGGTTGAGGTGGCGGACAGCATCTACGACCCGACGCGCACGAGTGGCACGATCGCGACGGTGGACACGCTCGGCAGGATTTACAAGGCGATTCAGGCGTAACTCATGGCGACGCGCATGTTCTTCTATCCTGGCCCCGATGCCGGCCTGTACGCGATCTTTCGCAACAGCACCACGGGCACCGTATGGACCGGCACGGTGATGGCAGCTTGGTCGGATGCCGCAATCGGGACGTACGACGTACCGCTCAGCTTTGTTGGCGGCGATGCTTACACACTGACCGTCCCGACGACTCTCCCGACCGGACAGAACTACACGGCAAGTGTCTACGTCCCCAGCACCCCCGGCACGCCAGCCATCACCGATACGAAGCTCCCCGACGAGTGGGAGTTCCGCTGGAACGGGAGCACGGCCGAGGAAGCACCCGAGCCCGGCGAGGCGGCTGGTGATTATGTCGATCAGGCGTACATGGAACTAGTCCGCGGAGAAAAGAACATCCGCGAGTGGTCCAACAAGGACAACTCCAGCGACACAACCGACACCGCCGCCGTTCAGGCCGCGATCGATCAGGCCGAAGCACTGATTAACGCAGAACTGAAGGGCAACTACGTGATGCCCATTGAGCTTGGTGAAGACGCCACGGGCACGCTCATCCTAAAGGGCTGGGCTGAAACGCTGGCGTCAACACAGCTTTACATGGCGCGTGGACTTCAGGATGACAACGCGGTCGGCGACAAGCTGCGGGCCGAACGTGACGCGGTGATGGAACAGATCGCCCGGTACGTTGGCGACTCTGCCGCATCATCGTTCGACTTCGAAGCGGTTGAGGTTCATGTTCCGTACGCGCCGCTGGTCGTGTACTAGAATACCGCTCGTAGAAGCGACGCGAAGATTGTCCGAAGTTCATCGTCGGTCGGGTTGGCGTCGTGTCGCAGGTGGTGGCTGATGCTGCACCCGCCGCCTATGTCGCGCTCGATGACGACCCACTCAAGGTTGTCTACCTGAAAGAACGGTTCGCACCAGCAATACCAACCGGATTCGTAGACACGCAGCTCGGGTGGTGCTAGCGATTTCACGTGGTTGCACAGGGCTATGACGTTCCATCGCTGGTAGTCGCGATACTGTCCCTTGAACAGCAGGTGAAGCGGGTAAAGCAGGACGTTGAGAAGGATCATAATTGCTCCCGGACGCGAGTGTAGCACCACACACTCAAGTGGATGCGTTCCTCGCCGCCAAAGTTGTTCGGGTTCACGCGGCGCACTGCGGACTTTGGCACCCAAGACTTTGGCCCATCTCCCCACTTGTCGCGCGTGACCTGCAACGCCTTGTCGGTTTCACGCAGGACGTGCAGGGTCAGGACGACGTGACCGTGGGCTGGTTGGCCGGGCGCGAGTTCGGGTAAGGGTTCCAGCTTCATGCTGCCCCCAGCGCCCGTGCGGCGTTCTCGTATGCCTGCTGCTCGGCTCGCGCGATGTCGTACTCCGCAACAAGCGTAATGTAGCGCTCGTATGCCACCTTGAATTCGGCGGCGATGTCTTCCAACTCGCGTTCCGCTGCGCGTGCCTTGGACTCGGCGTACATGCGGTCAATGTCTTCGTCCGTCGGCTGATCGTCGGCGTAAAAGTATTCCAGTGCGGCGCGCTGGGCGTCGTCCAACTCAGCCTCGGGCGAACCGTCCAAGGCGGTCGCGCCGTTGCGGCTGAAGGAATCTTGAATAGACGGGGTGCTGTCTGATACGGTGTGCATGTCAGGACTCCCTAAAAGTCTTGGCCACGCCGGTCGGGGTGCTGATAACATCCGCGACCGGCAACTTGTTTGACCCGCTAAGTATCGTTCCGATTCACCTCGTTATCCACTAGAAAACGACCCCGCTGTTTATAGCGAGCGCCATGGCCCCGCAATACACCATCGAACGCTGGCAGTCGCGTAACTGGCTCATGCAGCTTCGCTACCACTGGCACATCAAGCACAAGAACGGCCAGATCGTGCTGCACAGCGGCCAAGGCCACTCACGCAGGGTAGACCGGGACGATGCGGCACTGAACTTCTACAACGCCTGCGTGCCGGGCGTGGTGGCGTTTCCAGAGGATGTGTGAGCCGACGCAAGCATCAGTTCGGGCGCTTCCGCATTCCCAAGGGTCACCGGGTCATCGGGTTCCACAAGGACACGATCTTCGACGACATCTACGCGCCGCGCGGCGACAGTGAAACCGCTGCGAGCCTGAGACCACGTAATGGCAAAGCGAAAGCGAACAACCACAAAGCTCGTCCAGGCAAATGAGGACAAGCCCTTCACGCTGCCCAAGGTAGACGTTAAGCCCGACGTGGATACGGATGGGTTCGCCGACGATGGCCTGACCGTGCGGCAACGCCTGTTCGTGGACGCACTTATCGGCCCGGCAGGCGGCAACGCTACCAAGGCCGCTGAGATGGCGGGCTACGCCAGCGAGAACAACCTTGCTCTGCGGGTGACAGCCAGCCGCCTACTAACAAATGCTAACGTTCAGGAAGCGATTGCGCATGCCCACGCCCGGCTCAAGGACACCCCCGAGTGGGCTCGTGCTTCGCTCGTTGAGATCGCCGGGGCCAGCATGGCGAACTTTCTTACGGTGAGCGAAGACGGCACGCCATCCATCGACTGGTCCCGCGCCGCAGAGATGGGTGCCATCGGCCAGATTCGTGAGTACCGCGAGGAAGTATCTGAGATCAACGGCAAGCCGATCGTCGTGAACAAGCGGTCGTTCAAGCTCCATGATGCACTGAAGGCCCGCGAGATCCTGCTGAAGCTTCACGGCAAGCTCGCAGAGAACGTGCATCTCACCGGAACGGTTCAGCACACCCACGAGATTCGCCCGCTGATGCAGAAGGTGTTGAGCGACCCCAAGGCGTTCGCCGCAGCTCGCCAGCTCGTCGCGCGGATGAACGGTATAGAAGATGACGCAGGCGTTGAGCGGAATTGAAGGGTTGGTCGAACAGCCGTGGCGTCTTGAGCCGCACACCTTCGCGGCGCACGTCAGTGGCGGACGTTGGCGGGCCTGGAACTATCTCACCTATATCGGTGAGCGACTTGCCGAGGCGGTGGTAAACGGTGGTGGTCGGCTGATCATCAACATGCCGCCTGGTCACGGTAAGAGCGAGTTCCTGAGCCACTGGGTTCCGACGTGGTTTCTTGACAACCTGCCACAGCAGAAGGTCATCACCGCGAGCCACGGTGCTGAGTTGGCTGAGACGTTCGGGCGCGTCGTCCGCAACGAGTTTGAGCAGAACCCGTTCCTGACGACGAAGCTCAGTGAGGACTCAACTGCGGCGGGGCGGTGGAACACTCCCGAAGGCGGGGGAATGTCCACGTTCGGCGTTGGCAGCGGTATGACGGGTTTTCGCGGCAATTTGCTGCTGCTGGATGATCCTCACCCCACATGGGAAGCGGCGTACAGCCACACGCATCGCCAGCGAGCCATCGAGTGGTTCGAAGGTACGTTCTACGACCGGCTGGAACCCAACGGTACGATCGTGGTGCTGGCGCACCGTTGGCATGACGGGGATCTGGCCGGCCACCTGATCAGCCACCATGCCGACCCCTGGCAGGTCATTCGCTTGCCCGCCTTGGCTGAACTGGGCGATCCGCTCGGCCGCGAAGTGGGCGAGGCGCTGTGCCCCGAGCGGTATGACGTTGCAGCGCTTGAGCAGGCCCGGCGCGCGAGCCCGTTGGTGTTCGCCGCGAAGTACCAGCAGAACCCGCTGGGGCTGGGTTCCGATCGCGTCTACGACCGGTTCGTCCCTGCGGACCACGAAGACAAGACGCTCGTGCTCGCCGATCGGTTGCCGCTTCAAGCGTCGTTCGACTTCAACCGCAACCCCGGCATGCACGTTGAGCTTGGGCAGTACGACCCGGCGCGCGACCTGTTCACCGCCGTCCACGAAATACACGGCCCGTTCATGAAGCTCACCGTTGCCTTGGACGAGTTGCAGAAGCTCGTGAAGGCTGCGGGCGGGTTCCGCTGGTCCGAGCTTCAGGTGTACGCCGACGCCACGGGCTCACAGGAGCGTGCCGAGACGACGGAAACCGCGCTGGACATGATCAGCAACCGGTTGAAGAAACTGGGCTGGCCGTTCCGCATGCGCGTCCCGCGTGGCAATCCCCCGATCAAGACGCGCATCGACACGTTCAACGATGCCCTGCGCGATGGTGATGGTGAGATCCACTACAAGGTTCACCCGCGCTGCGAACGGCTTATCGCTGACTTGAAGGAACTGAAGACGGACGAGCAGGGGCTGATCGACAAACGTGAAAGCAAGCTGAGTCACGCGAGCGATGCCGAAGGCTACCGCGTGCATTACCTGCGCCCGATCCGCCGTGCTGCACAGGCACCGAGGGAACGCCCGGCCGTATTGATATCCCGCTGAACCCATGAGCAGAGTCGCATCACTATTCCACGGCCTACGGCTGGCGTTCTCGCCGCGCCCCGACGCGCCCGCGCAGCGCCCCGAGTTGGGCGAAGCGACGGCAGATCAGTCGCGCCGTGGGGGCAACGGTTCCCTGCCCGGCATCGCAACAGGCATGGGCATTACCGGCGTTGGCACGTTCGACCTGAACCCGCCGGCGCAGACGAACCCGCTGAACGGCACCTGTCCAACGGCGTTCTCGCAGACGCAGTTGATCGGCTACCGCGAGCCTCTGCCCGGCGACTACGCGACGTACCGGCTGATGAGCAGCCACCCAACGCTCGCATTGGCTAAGGCCGTCGTGGTTGGTCCGATCCTGGCATCCGCGTGGTCGTTCGAAGCGGACGAGGGCGTACCGGACGAGCGCGTGCAGTTCATCCGCGAGCAGCTTGAGCCGATGCGTCCGTTGATCCTGAACGAAGCGATGCGAGCATTGGAAACAGGCTGGCGTCCATTCGAGAAGGTGTACGAAGCCGACGGCGGGCAACTGTGCCTACGCAAGCTCAAACCGCTGCTGCCCGACCTGACGAAGGTGCTGGTGGACAAGGCGACAGGCCGGTTCGCCGGGCTCGTGCAGGGCAGCGGTGACAAGAAGGTGGAACTGCCGCCGGAAAAGTGCTTCGTCTACACGTACGACGGCGAAGCGGGTGATTTCTACGGCCGCAGCCGGCATGAGAATGCACGCAAGGTGTGGTCACAGTGGGAGCAGGCGAACTACACAAGCGGGAAGCTCGGCAACAAGGTCAGCAGCATCGTCCCGATCGTGAAGTTCCCGCGTGGATCGTCGCGCACTAACGACCAGGACGAGATTGCCGCTCAGACCATCGACAACCGCAGGGCTGCACAATCGCTCATCGACGGCCTGTCCACCGCCAAGGGGGTGGCGTTTGAAACCGAGCACGTTGATGCCGACGACCTGCGCGCCAACCCCGACCTGGCCAAGCTCGCCCGCTGGGCTATCGAAACGGTCGACGTAGGTTCCTCTGCCGCAGCGATGAGCGGCCTTGTCGGTGAACGCGAATACTTCGACAAGCTCTTGTTCCGTGCCTGGCTCCTAGCCGAGCGCACGGCCCTTGAAGGCCACCACGGCACGCTCGCAGAGGCTGAGGCACACGCTGATATCGGTATCACGGGCAGCGACCTGTTGCACGCCGACTTCGTGCGCTGCCTGAACTGGTACGTCGTGGATGATTTGCTCGCCCTCAACTTCGGCGAGGACGCGCGGGGCAGCGTATGGATCACCCCGGCCCCGATCGTGGACAAGCGCCTCGCGACCATCCGGCAAATCTTCACTGCGATGCTGGGCAACCCCGGAACGCTTGAGATGGTGCTGAGCGAGACGGACCGCGACGCGGTGTACGACATCCTCGGTGTCCCCAAGGGCAACATGATCGCAGGTGGCATGGGCGAGCCCGAAGGGAACGGGAAGGTGCCGCCGAACGTGGCGGATCGCATCTCGCAGGCGTTTGAGAAGGTCAACGGGGAAAGGGATGAAGCGTGATTCGTTGGTTCCGCTATCGCTGCGCGTTGAAGCGGTTCGATCGTCGCAAGGACGATTGGCGATGGTGGTACAGGCTGATGAACCAACGTGGCCGCACGTGGGGTCAGACGGACAATTCGCCACGCTACAAACCTAGGCCGGTTCGCGCTGTCCCGACACCCGCTGTGTACCTACGCGCGGGCGAGCGGGTGATGATGGAATCTTCAAGGTAAAGGGACGGCTGGGTAGCTCCTAGCCTCATGGTTCGCGCAGCGGCGGGCTCGCCTGTCCGGCTGCTGTCGCGCGCGAACCTCCCGCACACAAAAGGACAGGTGCAAGATGGGTTGTCAGATTGACGGATGCGGTCGTCCTGTGAAATGTCGCGGAATGTGCAACGCGCATTACGTGCGGCACATGAACGAGGTGCATTCGACGCGATTCTCTGCGGTGTGCCCGACGTGTAACCAGACGTTCTTTTCTCGACGGCCCAAGAAGTTTTGCGGGCTTCGATGTTACGTGAACAGTTCTCAGTTCAAAGAACACAGTGTCGGCAATTTTGAGCGTATCAATCGCTCCAGAGTCGCGAGAGGCGCACCTGACGAGCCATTACCGTGCGTTCATTGCGGAAAGCCGCTGCCTAATCGCAAGGTGTCGCGGAAGTACTGCAACCAGCGATGTTATCGCGCATTCATGGCGGGCCGATTTGATCGGTGGATTGCCAACCCACAAACGCTCGCACTACCGCAAGCCTATGACGAGTTTCTGTCTCAGTCAGAGCTTCCGTGCTTGGTTGAAGGGTGTGATTGGGTAGGCAAACAGCTCTCCAACCATATGAATTCTGCCCACGGGGTTCGGGCTCGTGATTTCAAGATGTTGGCTGGGTTCAATCTGACAACGGGCGTCGTGTCTGCCGAAACCGCAGAGGCATTGGCAAGCCGATCGCACATTCACGATGCGCCGGGTGTCCGGCAACCCAACACCAAAGGCAAGCAGGGAACGTACAAGAGTTTGGAAGGCAGAGAGCACTCGCTGAAGTCGCGATCCATCGCAGATTTTAGTGAAGCCAACATTCGTAACTCTCAGCGTCTGAGTACGCCTGAAGCGAAGCAGGCGATGCGGGAACTAATCGCACGCACTAGGGCAAACCAGCCTGAGCGACGATCAACGTGTTTACAGTGTGAAAAGACGTTCACGTATCGAAACATGAAGGCCCCAAAGTACTGTGGGGAAAGCTGCCAGCATCTTGCGCGGCTGCATAGGAACAGGACTGAGCCGTGGCACCCTTTGCCGTGTGCACAGTGCGGCCAATCGTTCATGGCGACGCGAAACGTGGTTCGTATGCGACGGTGGGCCAACAACGAAGTGTTCTGTTCAGAGGATTGCCGTCTCGCTCGTAAGTTGGTGGTTGCATGAACCGACGCTCATTCTTCTCGTCCATCGGCGGATTCCTTGCCGCCGCGATATGCGCCAAGTTCCTCTCTGCTCGCCCCGAGCCTGAGTGGCCGTGGGAGGTGGAGAAGATCGAGTATGGATTCGCTGATTTGCGTGATGGTGTGGCGGATGTCACGGTGACGTACACGCTCAAGACCCCGCGCACCAATGAGAGTGCGGTTGAACTGCTCGCGCGAATCGCGAACAACACCGTTGACAGCCCGCACGTGCAACTTTGACCCCGCGCACCCGACAACTCGCCCTGACCATCGACCGTGACCGCCGCCGCCTGGAACTGATCGGCGTGCGTGCGGCCCACCGCATCGGCACGCAAGCGCGAACACTCGCCTACGCTGCTTGGCGAACCACACGTGACGTACACGCGGTACGCAACGCGGTAACGAACGTCCTGCGCGGCAACGCTCGGCTCGGGTTGACCGGTATTACTCCGCTGATCCGTGACGGGATGGTCACGGCGCACCTTGAGGGGCGCAGGCGGACGGCCATTCTTGCCGCACCGGAGTTACGCAAGGGGCTGAAGCTGTCCGTGTCGGCGTTTGACGAGGCGCTGCGGTTCCTCATTCGCCGGCTCATGCTCACTCCCGCGCAGCTTGAAGCGTTGCGGGCCGGTTTCCAGGCTGAGGCGTTGCGCGTGACCGACGTGCTGACGGGGCAGATCGAGAAGGCTGTTGAGTCGGTGCTCATTGAGCAAATCAGCGAAGGCGCGAGCGTACCGGAAGGGGTAACGGCGCTGCGGCGGACGTTCGAATCCGAGGGGTTCGTACCCGCTGCGGACCACACGCTTGAAGCGGTGTTTCGCACGCAGACGCAGACGGCTTACAGCGCGGGACGGTGGAACGCGCTACAGGACCCTGCGATTCAGGACATCCTTTGGGGCTTCGAATACGCGGCCATCACAGACGACCGCGTGACCGAGGACATCTGCTTGCCGCTGAACGGCATGGTGCGGACGAAGGATGATCCGGTGTGGCAGCGATTGACACCACCGAACCACTGGAACGCTTTGGCGTCTGGAACACTGATTCGCACGCAGGCTGGCGAAGTTCCGATTGAGTGGGTTCAGCCCGGCGATCAGGTGTTCACGCATCGTGGTCGGTTCCGGCGCGTGTATGCCGCGATGGAGAAGCGGGCCAAGCCGATTATCCGCGAGCTACACCTTTCGACCGGACGGCGTTTGCGAATCACGGATGAGCACCCGGTACTTACGTCTTGCGGGTGGCAACCCGCTGGGAATCTCAATGCTGGGGACGTGCTGTTTGAGCACATCGAGAAAGTGGCCGGGAGCGGTCACGTTCTCCTGTCTCACCCTGAGAATTTTCCATCCCTTATCGATGAGCCATTGATCCCGTGGGACGTCGTGCGACTGACGGGGGCGACTACCGTGCCCCTTGCCGTCGATCTCTACGATGGTCATGAAACGGGGAAAGGCGAAGTCGATAACGAACGACCCGATGGCGTATTGGAAGGCGAACTCTGCGCCACAGCGAATCAGCAAGTCGCGAAACAGTGCTTCGTAGGCGGTGGGCTTCTGACGCCAAGCGTTAGCCTTGCCGATCGCCGCAGTCTCACGAACTCGTGCGTTACGCATCGGGTTCGACCGCTTCATTCGTTCCGAAGAATCCGGCCGGGACTTTCCGTAGCACCAGTGGCGAACCCCTTGATGCTTCGCCAAAACTTCGGGGAGTCGGCCAGTGATTTTCATTTGATCGGTCTTGCTGCGAACGGCAATGCCGAACCGCTTGCACGCCGCAGACAGGGCGGTCTTTCCAAGCCCGAGCGAGCGTTCGATGGAGCGGAGCGATTCTCCCCTAGTCAAATGACGGTCGGCGATGAGGTCGGCCAAGACTTGCTTGTCAGTGAAATGTGGCGTCATGCGACAATCATACGAATTGTCGAAGTACCGTCAACAACGAAGGTTCACAACCTCGCGGTTGAAGACGACGAAACGTATTTGGCTGAAGGCGTGATCGTCCACAATTGCCGCAGCACGATCCTCGAACTGTACGACGAACGACCGATTACGCCTGTCCCGAACGTGACGCCGCAGCGCGGGTTCGGGTTCAACCCCGGCAACGTGTTCCGCGACACGATCAGGCCCGCAGCAGCATGAGCGTTAGACCTGAGCGGAGCTAGCTTTGGCGCGATGCTTTTTCTCTTGGTCGGTTCGCACGGCAAGCTTTAGCAGTTGACGAAGAATCCTCGTCTCCCGAACTGCCTCGCCTAAACGCTTACGCACATCTGCTTCGCTTGGGATGTTGGATAGCAGGGCGGGCATTTCGCGAGGCTTAGATAGGTCGGCGTTCATCGCCTGATTCTACCACATGAACTGCAAAGAGTGCCGTCACTGGCAAGGCCATCACAAGGACAACGCCAGAATTGAGTGGGGTCGGTGTTCCTACGCCGAGAACGTTCAATCCCTCATGCGGCCCACTGCGCATCAGGCGACGTTTACGCCGGACATTTCTGGCAAGCATGCAGGAATCTTGACTACGCATGCGTGGTTTGGGTGCGTGCATTTCGACCGTGATAAGTCGCCGCGAACGATTCAGCTTCTAGAACTCGACTGACCCAAAAAACATGAACGAACCGATTCGACTATTCGCCGCCGGCGGTACGGTGAGCCTCGCGCTCACGCTCGGGCAAGGTCTGCCCACCGAAATCGCCGGCAAGCCCTGCGTCTACCACTGGCGTCAATCCCTGCGCCTCGGTGACTACACCCACCCCGGCACCGGGCGGAAGTTCACCATCACGCCCGAGCGCATCGAGCGACTGATGGGCAACTTCCACCGCATGCAGCAGGCGGGGCGCAAGGTGTACGTCCCCGTCAACCACTCCGAAAAGACGGAGGACAACCGCGGCTATGTCGTAGACGTTCGGCGTAACGGGGAATGGCTCGAAGAACTGCATCAGTACATCGGCGAAGACGCTGCGCTCGACGCGGCCCGCTCGCAGGTGTCCCTCAACATCGTTCCGAATCTGAAGGACGGGAACGGCAACGTGTACGACGAGGCCATCGAGCACTCGTCACTCGTCGTCAATCCCGTCGTGACCGGTCAATGTCTACCCGCGATCGCCGCAAGCGAAGGCCAGCCGGCCGCGGGGGAAACCTACGTGCTGGCTGAAAAAGGAGTCAACGAAATGACCTTCACTCTACCCGACGCGCAGGTTGCGCGTCTGAAGGAACTCCTCGGCGGCGATGAACTCACCCCCGAGAACCTGACGGATCGCGTGAGCGGCAAGATTGCCGCGACCGCGACGGACACGACCACGGCGCTCAGCGCCACGCACCAAACGGCCCTTGGCCAAAAGGATCAGGAGATCCAGACCTTGCGGCTGAGCGCGGCACCGACGTTGGACGGCTTCGCGCTGTCCGCGATGGTCACCGCGTCCGAACGTGCGAAGAACCACGCGATCGCGGCCGGTGCCATCTCGCCAGCCGTGGCCGACAAGCTCTACAAGCGGCTGGTCAAGCCCGCAGAGGACAAGCTGAACAAGCTGGCCCTGTCAGCATCCGGTGACAACGGCAACGTGCCGATGGCGCTGGGCGTGTTCGAAGACCTAGCCGAGAACAAGCCGCTGAAGCTCGGTGAAACCACGCCGGTTCAGGTGCTGGAACGCAAGATCCCCGGCGACCAGCCGAGCCAGCAGCAGGAACTGGACCAGCTCGCGCAGGAAGTCCGCGGGCATCTCGGCGTGAAGGCGAAGTAAGCCAACTACCACTACCAAGCAAGAAATGGAGCAATGACCATGAGCACTTACGGACAGCAGACGATCGGCACCACGGGGTCGCCGATCCAGGTGAACGCAGACGGCCGCACGGACGGCTTCAAGCACTGCGGCGTCACGATCGACTGGAGCCTGATCACCGCCGTCAGCGCCGACACGACGCTGTTGGATGGCACGATCGTGAAGAACGGCGACAAGTACATCCGCTACGGCACGGTCCTCGACCTGATCGGCACGGCCGAGGTGCAGACCATCGACCTGTCGGCGGGCGATGACCCGACGGCGGGTTCCTTCACCCTTACCTACGGCGGGCAGACGACTGCGGCCATTGCCTGGAACGCTTCCGCTGCGGCGGTGCAGACGGCGTTCGAAGCGCTGAACAATGTCGAACAGGGCGACGCCGTCGTGACGAAAAGCGGTTTCGTCTACACGTTCACGTTCGCCAGCCACATCGGCAACGCCGGGGCGATCACGGTGGGCTCGGGTTCGCTCACCGGTGCCACGTCCGTCACGGTCACCGAGACGACGGCCGGCACGGGCAACGGCAAGTACGGCCCGGTCAAGACGAACGCCAGTGACGGGCGTCAGGCGATGGCGCGCGGCGAGAGCTACATCCTCAACCGCACCGTCGTCTACAGCAACCTGGGCAGCGACCACCCGCCCGTCCTCGAAGCGGGCACGGTGTGGCAGGCTCGGCTCGTCACGAACGAGGCGTTGCCGGGCGACAACAACCCGACGCTGGCCAACATCCTCACGGCGTTCCCCGGCCTTCGTCTGGCCAAGGATTTCTAAACCACGACGCGCTAAACACGCATTCTTTCACACGCAAAACAGGAGCAAACCAACATGCCTTACGATCTTCTCGCAACCCAGCGCGTCAACACGATCATGCGGGAGGTGCGCGACGCTCGCGAACTCCCGCAGAACCTGCTGTTGCTGAACCGTACGCCGATCACCGACGCCACCGACGGCGAAATGACGGCTTACTGGGACGGCAACACGTCCCCGGCGGACATCATCGCCGACGGCCAGCGTGCCCTCGTCTATTCGACGGGTGCATTCAGCCTGAAGTCCGACAAGATCCCCAACATCAAAGCGGGTGAAGGGATCGACGCCGAGATGCTTCAGCTCATGGAGCGCATCCAGGCCGGTGGAGGCTTCCGTGATGACACGGGTGTCATCAACGCCTACATGACCCGCGTGATGGAGCGGCGGCTGCGCGCCGTCCGCATGACGATGGAGATCATGCGCATCGGGGCGTTCCTCGACTCGCTCACGTGGAACCGCGGCGGTGTTCAGTTCTCGATCAGCTTCAACAAGCCGTCGGACCTGAAGGTGACCGTCTCGAATTACTGGACGGACGCGACGAACGGAACGCCGATCGCGGATATCCAGACGCACATGGCGCATCGGCGCGAGCAGTACGGGGAGAACACGACTCGTCTGACGATGACGAGCGCGGACTTCCGGTACATGATCGCGACCACGGAGTTCCGGAACAAGGCGACGCTCTACGCGCAGATGGTGCTGCCGAGCGCTGCCAGCTTCCCGATTCAGGACATTGGCACGATGCAGAACCTCGCCGGCCGAATCCTCGGTCTGACGATCGAGCTGCACGACGCGAAGTATGCGTTCCAGAACGCGGACGGTTCCACGGGCGCCTTCGGCAACTACTGGCCGGCTGGCTACGTCGGGTTCAGCGACGCCGCGTCGGACAACGATCCGAACGCCACCGACTTCGGTAACACGACCGTCACGGAATCGATCGTCGCCGGGCTTACCGGGACGAACTTCGCGGGCGCCGGCGGTACGGGTGGTTTCGGCGGTCCCGTCAAGGGCCCGGTCGGATACGTCACGCTCAGCAGCTTCGACCTGAACGCGCCGGGCGTCACCGCATGGGGTGTTGCGCGCACGATGCCGCGCGTGTTCCGCCGCACGGCCGAAAGCTACCTGAAGGTTCAGGCGTAAATTCTACGCCGATTCCATCAACACTTAACGAGGTTTGACCATGTCCAAGAAAGATGCCGCTGCGCCTGATGTGCAGCCCGAACCGGACCGAGTCCGCAATCACAAGCTCACCCGTCACGGGATGGAGTACGAGCTGAGCAAGGGACGCTCCATCCTCTACAAGGGCAACACGCTCACGAGTATTCATCAGTTGCCCAGCGAAGCTGAACTTGCCGAGGGGGACGAGCAGGCGTCGGCGGACGCGCTGAAGACGCTCGATGCTCAGCAGAAGATCATCGACGGCCAGCGTGCCAAGCTGCTGGCCAGCCACAAGCCCGCTGAACCAGCCAAGGACGCCAAGCCCGACAAGAAGTAGCGTTGATGCGGGGCATGGGTAGACTAGGAGCCCTGCCCATGCCCGAGCATCCTGAACGAGCGGTGATCTTCATCGAGGTGTCTCAGGGTCCAACCCTGCGCACGGCGATGGATGCACTGGACCTGCTCGTTACGACCATCCCGCTGATTCCCGAGTGGCACCGTGCGGAGCGCGAAGAACTTGAATCGCGCATGAGTGCGTTGGCCGACGTGATCGAGCAGCAGTTGAAGCAACCCCAGTAATCCTGTGCGACTAAACATATCCGTTGACTTGGCAGGATTGCCCCTGTCTGGGGTGAGGTCCGCGTTCTCGGCTCCCAACGGGCCGATGCGCGACGGGTTCGTTCAGGCGGGGGCGATCTATCTCGGGTGGACGCGCGAACGCTACGTAAGGGCTGCTCGTGGTGACGGCACGTGGAAGCCGCTGGCCGCGAGCACGATCAGGGGGCGTCGGAAAGGCAGAGGGAAGGGCAAGCCGGAGATCCTTCGGGATACCGGCGTGCTGCTCAACTCTCTGTCGCTCGGTGCTCCCGGCAGCATCAGGCGCGAGATTCCCGACGGCATCGAGGTGGGGACGGTCGTGAAATACGCGACCCACCACCAGAACCCGAAGGTGCCGGGTCGCCCTCCGCAACGAAAGATTCTGGAATACCCACCGCCCGCCGTGCTTGAGCGGATGCGGGATGTCGTGCGTCGTGCAGCCATCAAGACGGTGCAACAACTCAAGGGCAAGTAGATGGCCGCGACCGACTTCATCACGACGCTGATCAACCGCTACTGGACGTTGCTCGAAGCGCATGCACCGATCGTCACTGAAGGCTCAGCGGGATACATCGCACCCCGTAACCGGATCAAGCTGACCGGCACGCTGAAAGATCCGTTCAAGAACGGGTGGAACGATGGGGACTTCCCCGAACTGACCATCGGCGTTCCGGCGTTCTCTGATTCGTTGTTCACTCGTGAGCAGCACTACAACCACCGACCGGCTTATAACCCGACCACCGAGCCGTGGACCGAAGATGTGCAGTTGGATGTATCGATCGAGATCATCCACCCCGACATGCAGTACGCCGCCGCAAGCGCTCGAACGCTTGAAGTGCTGACGGCCATTCGCAAGGGCGGTCCGGCACTAGGTATCACGGCGTTTCGTGTTCAGCAGACAGGCCCGATCATCGGCCGCAATGCCGTGGTGTCGGGTCGCGCTGGTGAGTACGCCAACGCCGGCGGCACGCGCCGCTTGTCCACGATCATCACCAACCCCGTCCTGCTGCGGTTCAAGGGATCGCAGCTCATCACGTAGTCACAAACACAGGAGCTTCATCATGCCCGAAGGACTTACGACCGCCCCCGCGCCGACGCCGCCCCCGTACTACTCGGGTAACAACAACGTCTGGCGCGTGAAGTTGCAGGGCAAGGGTGAGCCCCAGCCCCAGACGATCGAACTGCGCGGCCCGGTAGATATCCGGGTCGTCAAGCAGCACGCGCAGATGATGGCCAACGCGCAGAGCCGCCGCGCCGTCTCGCGGGGCTTTCCCGACCCGGAAGTGAAGATCGTCGGCGAGCCCGAGCCGATCGGCACGAACAACGACCCGGTTGGCATGTACTCGCCCGCCGGCGCTCAGCAAATCGACCTGAACCGATACGCCAACGACGCGCCGACGACCGGCAAAGCGGCCAAGTAATCAACAAACCATCTTGAGGAGTAACGAAAATGGCAGAACTTGATATCAGCGGTTTCGACGGTGACGTGGCACTGACCGGCCACGGCGGCGAAGCCTACGCCTGGACCCTTGCATCCACCCTGCGCAAGAAGGACGTGAGCCGCTACGGCGGGACGCGCTTTGCCAAGCAGCGCGGCGGCGTCATTGACATGAGCGGCGTCATCAGCGTGTTCCTGCGCAAGGGGGCTACGGGCAATGCGCCGAACGCAACGGCGTCCGCGGTGGACGGTGCAGCGCTCGTGCTCACGGCTATGACCGGTTGCACGTACACGGGCACCGCGATTGTTGACTTCACGATGAACCACAACTTCGGCGACCCGGCCATCGAGGGCACGTACCCGTTTGTCTTCACGGGGGACGTGACCGAGGCGTGGGTGGTTGCGTAAACGGAAAGGATCGACCCCTGTGGCAGAACACGACCCCGAAACCGGGGCTCAGTACGTCGTGGTCAAGAAACAATCGGACGGTAGCGAGATTCGACTTACCCGGCTCGCGCCGTCCGATTTCGTTGCGCTGGCCAACCGGATGTTTCGGCAGCGCAAGGATCTGTTCAAAGAGAACCTGCAAGTCGCCGGCATCGTCGGTGATGAAGCGTTCGCAAAGCTCAACGAGTTCGACAGCCGCCGGCCGAACCGGTCGGACGTGCTGAAGTATTCGCTGGAGGAAGATGGTCAGCAGCAGATCATCCTCATGGCCCTGCGTCGTCAGAAGCCTGACGCAACAGAGGCGGACGTTGACGGGTTGGAGCTGAGTCCAACGTCGATGATGGTCCTTTCGGGTGACCTGATCTACCTGAACATGAGCCCGAACGGGCAGCCTGAGGCGGTGGGTGGGGGTGAGAACCCTTTACCCGATTCGGCGGGGGCGGGCTCGTCGAAGGATTCCAGCGTGACGTAGCGCGCATCATGGCCGCGCTCGCGCCCCGCGATAACCCGATGCACTGGCCGATCGACCTGTTCCGTGCGCGTGCCGACTACGCACGGGCACGTGAAGCCGTGTTGTTGCAGTTGGACGAGAAAGCCGACTTCAAGCACAGCGTTCAGGAAGCGGGCAAGGCTCGAATCGAGCAGACCCGGCTGAAGAAACTCGGCATCCCACCCCTGTTCATTTCCTAACCGGAGTACTCCTTGGTCGCCCCCATTGGTGATGGTGTAACGTTTGGCATCCGCGCCGATTATTCGGGGCTGGAGCCGGACCTTCGCGCCGCCGAAGCCAAGATCAAGGCGATGGTGGCGAAGACCGCCAACGACCTGAACACCGTCAAGGCCAGCGTCGGGCAGCAGGCCGCAGCGGTGGAACGTTCGGTCAACACGGTCGCGTTCAAGCTGCCGCCCATCGACAATTCCGCGTTCAAGCGGTCCGTGGATGAGGCGAAGGGTCAGCTTGCAGTGCTTCAGCAGCGCATCAACGAAGTCCGCGGGGTGCGACCGGCCACATACGGTGTAGCTGGAGACACGTACGCGGTTCGCCCGCAGCGACTGATGGCGGGGACGGATGGGAGTGGGCGAACTGACCTGATGCCGCGCCCGCAGTTCAGTGCTGACGAGCAGCAGACGCGCAACGTCATGGCCGCGGCGATTCGGTCCATGCGTGCGCAGGCACGTGAAGCGAACATTGCAGCCGACGTGCGCATGCGGCTGTTCGGTGCGGATGAGGTCAAACGCGGCATCAAGGACATCGGGGACGAGGCCGACGCCGCCACGAAGAAAGCGGTGATGCTCGGCAAGGCGATCTCCACCGCAATGATCGCGGCGAAGGCGCTGGAGGTTGCGGCGGACATTGGGGATGTCGCTGCCGCCCGTGCCAGCGGTGATGCGAAGCGGCTGGAACTGGCGAAAGAGCAGGTCCGCGATTCCATTCGCCAGCTACCCGTCGTCGGTCGTCTCGGCGATTCAATCGGCCGCTTGGCCGATCAGCGCGGTGGCACGAGTTTAGGCCCGGCAGGCGTTGCGCTGAAGGGGTTGCGTACGGGTGTCGCGCGTCTTGCGGGCACGCAGACATCGGAGGAAATCCGCGAGTTCGACAAGCAGCAGGCCGAGCTTGAAAAACGGCTCGATGCTCAGCGGCGCAATATCGAGCGCATGCAGGAACATCGCGAGGACGCCAAGCAGATCGCCCGCGAGGCGCAGCGCGAGATGGCGTCAGAAGGTCTTTCCCCGACTCAGCGGGCGCTGCGATCCGCTATCGACCGGCAGGCCGACTTTGACGAGGCTTTGTCGAACCGCATCAGGGGGCGGAACCAAGGCGCAACATCGGAAGAGGGCGACGTTCAGCGGGTGAACGCCGAAGCGGTGCGCCGTGCACGTGAAGCCAACGCGGCTGCGCAGTTTGATGCTGGCGTGGTAGGGGCACGAGCATCACGAGAGGCGGCTGACCAGAACCGCACCAACCTAGCGCAGATCAACGAATTGCAACTGCGGAACATGGGGCAGATTGCGCAGGCCGAGCGCACCGCGTTCATGGAGACGCTTGCCCAACGCGAGGACGGCGTACGGCACCTGGGGAAAATGGAGCTGGACCGGGTCCGTGCGGTCAACAGTGAGGAACTGAAAGGCTTTGACGAGCGCCAGCGGCGTGAGCGTGAACTGAAGGACCGTGACGTTGCCTTCGGTACCGCACAATCGCAGTTGCGGGAGCAGCGCCGGTTCTTCGAAGCCGATCAGGCTGGAATCGCGAAGGGATTTGACGAGCAGATGCGGGTTGAGAAAGACCCCGTCCGGCGCGAGGCGCTGAACCAACAGAAGCTCGCCGCGCTACACGAGAACGAAGCGGTCGAACGCCGGCGCATCGCAGAAGCGACGGCTGACACGGAAGCGAATATCCGTGAGGGGGCGCTGCGCGCGGCAGGGCAGCACTATCGCGCCGACGTTGAATCGTACAAAGCAGCGATGGAGGCGCGGGTTCGCGCAGCTACCACCGCTGAGGAAGCCATTCTCGCCCAGCGCGAGAAAGCCGCTGGCGAACAGGCGATGGCCACCCAGCGTGAGCGTGAGCGTGGCGACGTTAACTTCGAAACGCGGCAGCTACAGCTTCGCCGCTTGGGGCAAAACGAACTGGCGAACGCTCGTGACATCTCGATGCGAGCACGTCGCGAGATCGAGGCTGCGGCGGGTGACCCCGCCATGCAGCAGGCCATCCTTGCGCGTACGAAAGAGGAATTACTCGAGGCGCAGAACCGCCGCGCAGCGCCGGAAGTCCTGTCGGCGTCCGAAGCGTTCAGCACGGACCTGCGCGGGCCGTCCCCGAAGGACCGGGAACTGAACGAGCTGAACAAACAGCAACTCGAATGGCTGAAGACGATCGCCAAGAACACGGCGAACGCGACGGGCGCGCTTACGACCTGACACATGGCAGAATTGATCCAACCACACCTAGACGAAGACCTGGCGGACGGGTTCTCGATCAGCCGCAAGAACGGGCGGTTGGTGATGACGCGCACGTTCTTCGCCATCAACCTGACGGGTGCTACGCCCCCTGAAAGGCTGGCGCAGGCACTGTTACTTCACGCCGGCACGGGAGCGGCAGAGCACACGGGCGCGAACCTGCCCGACGATGGGGATGAAGTTGAGATTAATGACAAGACGCTGTCCGCGAACGACTTCGCTGTATCGCCGTGGGGCGCTGCGGACGCCGAAATCCGCGTCACGTACACCGAGGACTTACGTGACCAGGACTTCGCGGGGTACGGTCCGACGATCAAAGAGGTTGGGGCGACGGTAGAAGAGGAAGAGACAGACTTTGACTATGCCAATTTGCAGCTCCCGCTAGATCAGCGAACACGAATCAAGGTCCGTTACGACCCCGACGCATCACCGCCTAGCGGATCGTCTACCGAGAAAAAAGCTCAGGATGCGCGTGTCCGCCGATGGCGTGGTCGTCCCGTAATTATATTCACCAGAGAACAAAGCCACGACCCTGAAGATTTGGCAGCCGACTACGTGAGCATGATCAACTCTGCCGTGTGGCGCGGATACGCCGCCGGCACCGTGCTGTGTATCTCGATACTCGGGCGCAACGCTGGAGACGGGAAATGGGTCACCACCTATCAGTTCGCTGTGGATAAGCATGGGTTCAAGCAATACGCGCGGTGGATTGATCCGGAAACGGGTCTGCCGCCGAGCCTGCTCACGTTCATGATCGGCCACCAGAACGGCATCACAGAAGTCACCGTCCAAGGTGAGGCGAACTTCGCCGGCCTGAACCTTCCCGCCTAACCAATCGAGGAACCAATGGCAGAAACAAGCCGCATCACCGGCAACATCGAGTACACGGGCAACGTGCAGTATCTCGGGCAGGTGACGATGCCCACAGGCGCAGTCGGCGACGACGAAATCGAAGCCGCCGCAGGCATCGCCGCATCGAAGGTCGATCATCGTTTCCACGTCATGCACAAGCAGCCGAACACCACGGCGACGACGGAAACGGTGGGGCTGTACCTGGCGAAAGCTGCGGGCACGGTCATCGGCTTCCGCGCAGGCAGCATCGGCATCGCCGTGGGCGCCGCGACCGTCACGTTCGACCTGAAGAAGAACAACGTGACCGTGCTGACCGGCGTGCTGACGCTGAACAGCTCGAACACGGTGCGTGTGGCGGTCGCCGGCACACTCGTAGCCACGCCGACGTACGTGGCGAACGACTTCTTTGAGCTGGTCATTACAGCGACGGCCGGTGGTGGCACGTTGCAGACGGGTATCTTCGCTGAAGCGTGGTTTGAAGAGGACGCGGCGTAATGGCGACAGATGAACCAGCAACGCGGTTCACGGTCACGCTGATGTACGACCGGCCGCACGCGAACGAAAAGCCGACGCGAGCCGAGTTCGCCACGCTCGCGATGACGATTGCGCAGGCGGTGCTGATTCGAGCGGCTGGCGCAGGTATGCCGCTGCCCGATGGGGTAACGGTTCAGGATCTCATCTGGATGTCGTCCATCTTTCCTGGCTGTGATAGCCAAATGTTTGAGCACACGGAAGAGGGGGTCGTCATCCATGTCTGAACAACCCTATAAGCGTTGGGGTGCTGGCGAGCCGCTGGACCACCGGCGGCTGAACCACCTGTACGACCGCGCCATCTTCGACGTGCACGTGACGCCGCCGCTGACGATGACGCGGCATGGGAACAGCGTGTCGATCGGGCTGGGGACGCTGGACCCGGTGGCGAGAAGGGGGCCGATTTGGCTTCAGCTTACCGGTGAGAGTCCGACGCTTGACGGCCACTACTCGTGGAAACAGATGCGCGTCGTCAACGGGCTGATCGTTGATCTGGCGACCATCGTCCTCGTGGAAGATTTCACCGCTCGTGCGAGCAATTCGGGAACGGGTTGCTGTTTGCCGATTGGAACAAATGTTCAAGCTTCTCTCGTAGATCCCGACGGTGCTGGCAAGACCAGCTACGTCTTCCAGGCTCCCGGCCTCATGCGTTTCGGCGAAGTTACCGACGACTGGGAGGCGGGCAACACCACTAACATCACGCCCTGCGATGCCAATGGAGCGCCCACGGGTGCAGCCGCGCGCGACATCAACATATTCCTCCCCACTTCCATCAATCCGCAGGCCGTGCTGCTGTTGACAGGGAACGTAGTCGGGTGGTGGCCGTACCTCGACAACACGACCCCCTCTGGCGTTCTCAACGCGCCCCCGCCGGCTGAAGGCTCGTGCCAAGTCCCATAATGGCTGTCTACCTCATCCATCCAGACGGTCATCGCATCGTGCGCAACGGCATGTATCTGGTCGGGCAAGAAGACGACCCGTGCTGCTGCGAAGCCGGGCTCGGCATCTGCCGCGCCTGTCCCGCCCAAGGGATCGTCGGAACATACTCTAACTCCACATCCGCCGCCGCGCCCGGAGGCACCCCAACGTACACCGGACCCACGGTGTTCACGCGCACGGAAGAGACGATCGACTTCGAGTGGGACGACACGCCGGGCGGCGGGGTGAACGATGCTTTCCAAGTTGAGTGGACAGGGACCATCTATGCGCCCTACACGGGCACGATCACGCTCTACGTTGAGGTGTCCAACGCGGCGTTCTATCTGCAAGCCGGCGATTTTTCCGGCGCTGGTATCGCAGAGATTAACGAATGGGGCGCAGTCACAAACGGCGAGTTCAGTGACACGTTTACGCCGACGCATGGGACATATTACCAGTTCAATCTGCTGTTCCGCAGCCCCGTTGGCACGTCAAGCGTCAAGCTGAAGTGGTCCTATACCGGGCAGGCAAAACAGGTCATCCCGGCGAACATGCTGACGGTGCAGCAGGTACCGTTTGCCGCCCCGACTGCGGCCTTGATCACGACGTACTACAACGACATCGACCTCACCGAGCCGCCGGCCCACGAAACAACATCCTCGATCATCGACTACTCTCACGCGGGCGAGCCTGTCGCTGGCGTCGTGAACGATGACAATTTTTCGATTCGCTTCGAAGGCGTCATCCAAATCCCGACATCGACCACGATCCCCAGCGCGAGCATCGTATTCTCGACGCAGACGACAGATGGTGTGCGGCTGTGGATCGACGGTTCCAAAATCATCGACGACTGGAATGACCACGGCTCACTGACGACGAACACCGCGAGCGCAATCGTCATGCGGCGCGGCTTCTACTCCGTGAAGATGGAGACGTACCACAAGACGGGTACGGCTACCGGCAAGTTGCGGGTGAGCATCGACGGCGGGGCGGCATCGACCGGCAGCACTTATTTTTCCACCGGGATTGGCGAACCGCTGGCAAGTCAGAAGACGATCACCTTCAGCGGCGTTACGGTCAGCAGCGCCTGTACCGGCTCCGGCCCCAGCGCGATTGTCGTCTCTGGCGGATTGAGCGGCGTCACCCTTTGCCTTCGGCAAGTTTCCCCGTGCGTATGGGAATACGACAGCCGCTATGATGGCGCTGCGCCAGTCGTCATTCACGAAAGCGCACTCGCCGCCTGTGCTGGCGCGTCTCTGCAAGCCAACGCCCACTTCGTCGTGCAGATCAATTACTTCACGAGCACGCCAGTTCCGGGCCTTATCAGCATCATTGCACTGTGGACCAATTCCGAAGGGGTGTCCAGCGGCGGATATTCTTTTTTCGGGAACTCTGCTTTTCGGCGACCTGATGGGCTATGCAGCAGCGAGATGACTATCCCGAGCACGATCACCAACCCGCTCGCTTGGCCCGCGTACGGTGGCACCGCCGTAATCACTGACGGATGTGATTCGTGAGCGCCGGCATCTGCCACCGATGCAAGAAGCACAAGGTTGTCCCGCTCGCGATGCTGTGCGGCATCAGCGGCAAGAACATCGTGCTCCACGCCGCGGCCGACTACTGCCCGCTGAAGCTGTACGGGACTGACGTTGCCGCGCCGGGTTGGGATGAGATGAAGCCGGTCATCGCGCAGCGACCGCCGACGCCGATCCCCGAGGACTTTGACGTGGAAGCGGAGAAGCGCCGGATGCAGCAGGGCGGATGCTGCGGCTCGCCGGCTACTCTCCCCTGATGAGCGTTCCGTTGTAGCGGTTGATGAGCAACGGAACCGAGTTCTGGTCGATCCACGCTTCCTCGCCGCGCTCCTGTGTCGCGTACGTTCCGCCAGCCACTTCAACGTCGGCGTTTGCAGCGTCTTCGTCGCCCGCGCCAGCGCCGCCGACGAAGGCTTCGCGATCGAACAGCGCGACGCCATATCCGCTCGTGAGCAACGGGGTAGCCGTCGTCGGGAAGTGCGTTGCGCCGGCGGGGGCTTGGAACAAGTTCGCGATTCGCGAGCGTGCGCCGTTCACGAGGAAGTCAATGCCCCAGGTCGGGTTGTAGAGCTTTCCGCTGGCGTCGAACATGATGACGCCGCCGTAGCGGAAGTCGGCGGGGTTCGTCCCGTCCGCGTAGATGTTGTAGCCGATGAATCCATCGTCGGCTCGCGTCGTTCCGGCGACGGCGGCGTTATCGACGACCTGCGCCGACACGCCTTTCGGCAGCGCCATGAAGTCACGGTCGCCCACGAGTTCAAGATAAACTTGACGATCGCCGGGGCTTGGGTTCTCGCCGGTGTCATACACCTCCGCGATCATCACCCCGCGGCTCGCATCGTCGATGAAGAACATGATCCCCGTCGGCACCTGAAGCGCGATAGCATCGTTACGCGCGCGACCAAGCATGGCGGAAAGGTTATTCTCCGCGCCGTCGATGCTGCGGCTCCCGCTGATCCAGCTCAGCGCCGGGACCGCGATCCCGATCAGCAGGACGATGATCCCGATCACTACGAGCACTTCCATCAGCGTGAAGCCGGACTTCGAAACCTTGACCACGTTCCTGCTCCTGGCGTAAGTGACGCCATTCGAACAAAAGACAGAGGACCATCAGGGGCACACAGCCGGCGGCGAGCACGAACAGGTGATACGTGCTGAGCACCCTGTAATCCCACAGGACGCGCCCGCCGACGACCACGGCCAGCAAGCCGCAGTAGGCGGTCACGAGCATGGCGCGTCGGCTCATATGATTCGCAAGGTCCACGTCCGCATCCTACCCACCCGCGCGTCGCACCGGCGTTCGAATCGCTCCCGAATCTCATACCCACCCACGAGCCCCGTCAGACACTTGGCGGGCTGTACCGCAATAGAGCGTACCACGTCCGAAAAGCCTTGACGACCCACCGCCACGGGTTAAACTAGCAGCATTAGTGACACACGTTGTCACATCTCTGAACCATATCCGAGGCTTGCCTATGACGGTCGCTGCTGCCCCCACCGTTCGGATTGACCCTGAGTTCCAAGCACTGATCCCGCCGCTGTCTGACGACGAACGGCGGCAGCTTGAAGAAAACATCAAGGCGGACGGGTGCCGCGATCCGCTGGTGACGTGGAAGGGCGTGCTGCTCGATGGGCATAACCGGCACGAAATCTGTGAACGGCTCGGCATCCCGTATGAAACGGCTGAACTTGAATTTACCGACCATGCGTCAGCAAAGGTCTGGATCATCCGCAATCAGTTCGGACGACGGAACTTGGCCCCGTTCCAGCGGGCAGAGTTAGCGATGGCCCTTGAGCCACTCATCGCGCCCAAGGCCAAGGCAAACCAACGAGAAAGTCGCGGTCGTCACGAAAAGAAATCCATATGCCAGAACTGCAAAACCGCGCACTGGCCAGACGAGGGGTGTTCTAAAGGTCCGCAGAAGTCTGCGAACCTTAAGCGAGTTGACACGCGCGCCGAAATCGCTGCCGTGGCTGGCGTATCTCACGACACCATCCACAAAGCCAAGGTCATTGCCGCCAAAGCACCTGAGCCCGTGAAGGCCAAGCTGCGCACGGGCGAGATCAGCATCAACGCGGCGTACAAAGACGTGCGCAAGGCTGAGCGCCGCGAGACGAATGCCACCAAGCAAAAGGATGCCGCCGCCGCGCAACCCGCCCACAAGCTTTGGACGGTCACGAAAGACGTAGCGGTCGTCAAGTGCGACGCGCTCGTCACCGATCCGCCCTACGGCATCTTAGACGAACCGTGGGAACCCGCTGAGCTTGAAAAGTTTACGCGCGAGTGGGCGGGGCGGTGGAACGGCTGCGGCGCGGACATCGCACTGATATTTTTCAGCCAGCGTCACCTGTTCGATGGGCGGCGATGGTTCGATGAATCTCTCGCGTCCTACCAGTTCCAGCAGTTACTCGTCTGGCACTACCCCAACAACAAGAGCCCGCAGAGTCGCCAAGGGTTCAAGCAGACGTGGGAGCCGATCTACCTGTACCGACGGCGGGACAGCACAAAGCAAATCCTCGTGGACGGCAGTGAGTGGGGCGATGGTCTGAACGACTTTGACTGTCACGTCGCCGCCGTACCTCAGTCAAATTTCAACGACGCCGAGGAAAAGCAGCACCCTGCACAAAAGCCGGTCGCCGTGATGCGCTGGCTCGTTGCCGCAGCTACCCGCCCGAACGATCTCGTCTGCGATCCATTCTCTGGCAGCGGCACCACGGGCATTGCCGCCACAAAGCTCGGCCGTCGATACCACGGCATCGAAACCAATCCTGAATACCTCCGCATGTCCGAAGGTCGCCTCGCGCTGTATGGCCGTTGAATTCGCCCAACTCTCAACCGTCAAGTTTCAAGAGAAAATGAAACCGGCGGCGCTGAAGGTCTACCAGCGGTTGTTCCCTGGTTGCCGGATAGAAGACCTGCGCGCCGAGGGCGTCAAGGTTCATGTCCTAGATAAAGAGTTCGGCATCGACTCACTGCTCATCATGCGTTCGCAGCAATGGCTTAGCGTTCAAGAAAAGTACCGGCGAGTGAGCGCGTGGAAATACCGGGAGTTCACGCAGGAGTACATGAACGCGGCGGGGACGGCACACGAGTCGCCCGGCGAATGGTTCAAGCTCGGCGCGCAGGTGTATTTCTACGGCTGGGCCGATGAGGAAGAAGAATCGTTCTCGAAGTGGATTCTGTTAGATATCGCCCGCTACAAAGCGTTGGTTGAAACGCTTGGCGGGTTGGACGTGATCGGCACCTTGCAGCGGAATCAGCGGCACGGACGCTCGACGTTCTACGCGATCCCCATTGCGAAACTGTCTCGCGCGATGCTCGCAACCAACATCCCCGACATCGGCGGTCGCTATGTCGCTTTTCCGTAAATCACTTGCCCGCTGATACGGCGTTTGTTAAGGTACAAACGGGAGTCGTCGTTATGCCAAAATCGTACTACGACGTTGAGAAGTACCAGACAATTCTTGAGCGTGACGAACAGGGAAACCTGATCGAACGCGACTACCAAATCAACCACGAAGCAAAGGTCGTTCGGATGCGGGCGGACCTGACGGATGAGCAGGTGTTCGCCGTCGGCGCTGAGTTCGGACGCCAGGAACGTGAGCAGCGCAACACGTTCATGGGGTTGCCGCTGGAAGAGATAGACGACGGCTAGTGCTCGACGTGCCGGACCTTGCCATCTTTCTCGATGATCGTCCCCCGCAGCGGCGTGCGTTTCTTGCCGCGTGAGTCATCCGCTATTCGCTTCAGCACAATCTCGGCTACCTGCCCACTGTCGCTGCTTTCAATCTGCCCCACGATCAGGCTTTGCAACAGCCCATCCTGATCTAAGAACCACGTCAACAGGCTGTTGATCGTGTCCTGCTTGCTGATCTTTTTGCGGTCCGAGAAATCGGACAGCGATTTGTTCAGCGGACCTTCGACACGGATTCTGAGATTTTCGATTTCTGCCACAAACATAGACTAACCATACCCTTAAGGGTCACTCTACATCCAATGTGTGTCACTCGTGCTACTTTTTTCTTGACGACGCACATTCCCGATGTACGATACTTCCACAGGTGACACATTATGCCACAGAATGAACCGAAGACGAAGTTTGAGACGATCCGCGTGCGGAAGCCCACCCGCGCCAAGCTGCGGGTGTTTAAGAGCGAGAAGAAGTGGTCGTGCGCGGACACGGTCGAGATGGCGCTGGGACTGCTGGCCGAGCGTGAGAACGTGGACTTGTCCACCGTCACCCGTCGCCGTCGTGTTGTGCCCGCTTAAGACCACGGGACGCAGCATGGTGCATGACATGGCGTGACCGCTATGGGAATCCGCCGCCAACTTTATACCCGCATGGAGACGAACGTGAGCGAGCAAGTGAAGCATACGCCGGGGCGGTGGCTGATTCAGTACGCCGAGACGAGCGTGCGCTGGCCGGTAATCGTCGTGAAGGACGACACGTACGAAGGTGGCGAGCACGAGATCGCCGAGGTTTGCGATCATGTCGCCACAAACCACGGCACGTCGATTAAGCCGCGATGGGTAGGGCACCCCGACCGGGAAGAAGGCGAAGCCAACGCCCGCCTGATCGCAGCCGCACCGGACCTGCTCGCTGCGTGCCGCGCCGTTGACAAGCTAGTTGGCGAATTGATGGCGGGTAGCGCGAAAACGAACCACGGCGCGGCACGGAACGCCACGGCATTGATGTTCAGGGAACTGGTCGCCGCCGCCATCGCCAAGGCTGAGCAACCCCCGGTGCTCGTGTGACGCGCCCCGGCGACATCGCATGGAACGAGTCCGTGCTACGTCGCGCCGACGAGGTAGGCATCGAAGCTGCTCTTCGTGAGCGTTGCCGGGTGAGCCGGTGGGCGAACGGGAGATGGACAACCGAGAAGGGAAATGACCATGAACGAGACGACGACGCAGCCCGAGACGACCGACATCGAACCGCCAGCGCCGGACAAATATAGTCGCGCCGTTGAGTACCTGACGGCGCACCCGGAAGAGATTCCGCAGGCTTGGTCGCGGCAGGATGTGCATCCCTATGGGTGCTTGTTCTCCTTCGCTGCCCCCGATGACAACGCTGTTGACATCACTGGCACCGTGTCATCGCAGGGGCAAACGTGTGGATGCCTGACGATGATTCGGTACTGATATACTTGACTCACCAAAGGAGACACATGAACGCTGAGAACTACCAGAACCGACCGACCTATACCGCCACCGCATCGCCCGGCGATGCGCGATTGCCGTTGCACCTGATTCGCGCTTTCGACACCGCGTGGAGCGAGCGTGTGCAGCGTGGCGCTACGGCTTTTGACCCCATTCTCGTCCGTCACATTCGCGGCCTTTACCAGTGGTGGGTGTGGACCTACTCAGACGTGCTGGATGCAGGCGACGCGGACCTCCTGTTCGTGGAGGCGATCGTCCGTACGCCGGTGGAAGACCTGATTGCCGCGATGCGCGAGGCCCGTGGACCCTGTGAGATGGCAGCGGCAGCGTCGGCTGAGTGCGCGGAGATTCCCGGCGCGGATCGTGCCCCGGTCGAAATGGAAATCAGTGAACCGAAGCCGCTACCCGATCAATCCGAACGCGATGCCATCGAGGCGAGGGAGCGCGCACGCCAGCCTCTCGCCGGGTTCGGCCCACACATCCTTGGCCTGAGCGATAACGGGGTGTGCATCTTCTGTGGCGAGCACGCGGAGCGCATTCGATCACACCCAGACATGAAGTGCGTCGTGCGGAGCGGGCGATAATGAACTACTTCCTCTTTAGTTTCCTCGCAGGCTTAGGCTTGTCTGGCATCTCCGACTTCGGAACCTGGACCAGCATCTTCGCGAGTTTGTCGAACGCCCTGAATCCCTTCGGCTTCTTCACGGCTTGCCTCCTATTGCAGCCCCATGAACCCGCACCCGTCGATTTCGCAAAGCTGGCGGTAGGTAACGCGACGCCCCGCAGTTGTCGCCATGACCGTATCGAACCGATCGGCATCGTCGGTCTTGCGGTGATTGAACCGGAACGCCTGTTCGTCAACGTACCTCTGCAAGTGGAAGGGGGCAATCGCGACATACGTACCCTTCACCGTCCGCTTGAACAGCGACCAGAAGTTCTCCATGCCGTTGGTGTGGACGCTGCCGCGCACGTACTCATCAACGTGGCTGACTGCCTCGTGGATGTAGTGAGCCGCCAGAGCCTCGTAGGACAGCGCGGCGTCGGTGTAGAGGTTGGACCCCTTTTCGACGTTCGCAAGCACCACGGGGTTAATCACGCTCGCCTCAGTGGTCGGGATGACCGTGGCCCGAACTTCCCCGCCGCGCTGGAGCAGCCCGTGAACGCACCGCTTGCCGTACCCGGCGCGGCCACGGCGGCGCTTCTCCCGGACGCTCTTGTGCATGTTCTTCGCGTCACCGCCGACGAACGTCTCATCCGATTCGATCGTCCCGCTCAGCTTGCGAAAGGTGCCGGAGCGCATCGCCTCCCGGATGCGATGCAGCATGAACCACGCGGTTTTCTGAGTGACGCCAAGGGCGCGGGCAAGCTCGTGGCTGCTGATGCCGTTCTTGCAGTTGGCGATGGCCCAGACCGCCACCAGCCACTTATCCAGCCCCAGCGGCGAGTCCTCGAAGATCGTCCCGACCTTGTAGCTGAACTGCTTCTTGCAGTCCCGGCACTTGAGCAGCGGGCGTGTCGAAAGCTTGTAGACCTCCACCGATCCGCAGTGGTGGCAGACGATGCCGTGCGGCCACTTGATCCGCTTCATGTAGGCGTTGCAAACCTTGAGATCGGAGAAGTACCGAACCGCTTCCAAGAGGCTGGTGGGATTGGACATGCGTGAAATATACCCCAAGGAATCTGGTGAGTCAAGTATATCAGTACCGATGATTCGTGGTGGTGAATACTGCGCATGGACAGCGGAACTTACCGCGCTCATTCGTGCTGACAATCGACTGCCGGGCTGCGGCGACTTCTCTGAGATCACCGTTGACCACCTTCCCATCTTCGCAGGCTGGCAACGGCGAATCGATCTCGCCCTGAACCGCACCTAACCGAACCAACATCGCCCCGAAAGGACCACGACCAATGAGCCGAGAACAAGCAACGAGACGCGCCATCGACATTCACGATCGCGAGACGCTACGTGACTGCATCGTAGCCGACATGCTGGTTGACGTGCTCGCGCCGGGCGAGACGCAGCCCGGCGTTGCCGAAACCAACGGCGAGAGCCGTAACCGCACGGCAACGATGAGCGACGCGGACTGGGCGGATTACCTCGATTACACGGCCAAGCCCGATCGGTTCGAGCCCGGCTGAACGACCTGCTACCCACTCCCCGGCTGCGCTGGTCGCCCTTCCCGCCAGCGCAGCCATGTGGGGGACGCAAACGGAGACGACGCGATGTGCCTGCAACTGAGCCGAACAGCAACCGATGACCTACGCAGCGCCATCGTTGCGGCGGGCGGGACGCTGAAGCTCTTCAAGTGCTACCGCATTGACTCTGAGAAGAACATCGTCTCACCCGTCACGGTTATGCCGGTTGAAATCGCAGAGGACGGCACCATCGCATCGAACCGACCGGCGCGGGACTTCACGACGAGCGAGCTTGAAGTTGACACCGTCACGCTAGGGATTCACGGCACAACCACGGCTGAACACGCATCGGAATTCTATGCGGGCAACCGGAAGATAATCGTTGAAGCCACAGCAACCGCAGAGGACTTCGTCGGCACCAACGCGGACAAGACGCATCTCGTGTTCATGAAGATCACCGTCAACCGCGAAGCTGTTCAAGCAGCGGTTGATGCGTTTCCCATCGGGCACGATGAGTACTTCGACGACGATGACGACGACGATTTTGATGATGACGATGATGACGATGATGACGATTGGGACGACGACTGGGACGATGACGATGACCTCGATGATGAAGACGAGGACGACGACGCAGAGGACGACTGACCCTGCTCCTGTCTTACCTATCCGCCACGGCGCTGCTGTGGTGGCCTTGAAGCCGACGCCACGGCGGGAAGGAACGATGAACCGCATCACGATCGACATCCCGAACGCGCCCTACCAAGCGGCCGGCCAGATCATCGTTGACGCGCTGAGGGAATCAGGGATGAACCCGAACAATCCCGAGGTGCAATCAAACCCGATGGTCGGTGAGTGCCTTGGGGTGTGGGGGCGCGGTGAGTGGACGCGGGAGGAGTTCGTGAAGGCGATGCGAAACCTAACGATTCTGAACCCAGGATTGACGCGATGACCACCCCCGCCGACACCACCCTAACTGAGCGGGTCGCCGCGCTGGAGGCAGAGGTCGAGCGTCTTCGCGAGCGCGAGGCTGAACTGCTCGCGGAACGGGACGAGGCGAAGGAACGGGTGATGGAACTGGAATGGGAAAGGGCGTGGCGGCGATGAGCACAGAAATCGAACTGACGGCAGCTATCGAACGGATCGAGCTGAGCGCGCCCATCGAGGTTGTCGCGGATGTTCAGGGCCGGGTCGAGAACTTCCTTCGCGTGGCGAAACAACTCAAGGCTGCGTGCGAGGTTCGCATCATCGAATACGTAAAAGCGAACGGACCCTACACCGTAGGCGACAACGTCACCAAGACCGTGAAGGCTGAGAAGAAAGAGAAGCCGAAAGACCTGCGCGCCACCGTCGAAGCCTGCATGATCGCGGCGAACGGCGACCTGGACCTGTTCACGGGGCTCATCGCTTCAGACGGCATCAAGCCAGGGGCGGCTAAGCGGCTGCTCGGCGAAGCGTTTGACGAGCACTTCGAGACGACGTGGCGGGACGTGCTCGTGGACGGCAAGCCGGGGTTGAAGTTGGTCACGCAGAACACGCAATTCATCAAGTAACACGCGCCCCACAGGGGCAGAAAGAGACAGGGGACCATGAAACGAGGCGAAGCCTTTCCATCCACGTTCGTCAGCAAGGACGACGTACAGACACCCAAGGTCGTCACGATCTCCGGTGTCGAGAACCAGATGATCAAGGGGGAGCACGGCGAAGAGCGCAAGCCGGTCATGTCGTTCAGCGACTTCGACAAGGCCATGATCCTGAACGGGATCAACTGGCAGACGTGCGAGGACGCATACGGCGACGACTCAGACGGCTGGGCCGGCAAGAAGATCGAACTGTATCACGACCCGAACGTGATGTTCGGTGCCAAGCGCGTCGGTGGTGTCCGGATGCGGTTGCCGGTTCGTGGTGCTGCAACCGGCGGTGCCGGGAACAACGGTCACTGGCCCTGGGCTGAGGCCGTACGCAAGGCTGGCGAAGTCGGCATGACCGAGACGGATCTGAAGGCGTACCTGAAAGAGCAGGGGCTGACTGGTTACACCGCGGCACGCGACACGGCGACGGTGCGCAACATGATCGTTGAACGGCAGAAAGAGTCGGCGTTCAGCGGCGAAGCATCGTTCGAAGATGACCCGAGTTCGATTCCATTTTGAAGCGTGTGACCGATGGCGGACGACCTTCCAATCCTGAACCTCAGCAACCCGTTGCACAAGCGGTTGTTGGTCAACCACGTCAAGGGGTTGGAAGGCGTCCACCGGGTCAACATCTCTAAAGTTCGTGCGCAGCGCACGTTGTCACAGAACGCTTACCTCCACGGCGTAGTTTTTACGCTGGCAGCCAAGGGGTTCTGCGAAGCGTGGGGCGGCGATTGGAATATGGACCGCGCCAAGACGGTGCTGAAGGATGAGTTCCTTCGCTTCCCGGTGGTGAACCAGAATACCGGTGAGGTCCACGCTTGGGAGACGCGCAGTACTGCGGACCTGAACATCGAAGAGTGCTCGCGGTTTATTGAGCAGTGCATCGAGTATTGCCAAGACAAGCTCGGCGTGCCCGTGCCGCCAGCTAACGAGTACGAGCAGCAGGTTGCTTGACCGCCCGGACGTTCCTGGCGACACGGACACACTTTACGGACCCGCCGATGACCCACAGTGAGCCCGTGAGAACGGACACCCTTATCAGGCTGCGTGATGACTTGCTGAAGAGGCTGAGCGCGGCACAGACGCGCCGATCAGCCACGCACGGCGACGGCTGGATTCTGCATGAGCGCGAAACGATGTGCGATGCCGTGAACCTTCACCGACAACGCCTTGGCAAGCAGCCCATTGCGATCGACGCCGTTGAGCGTGTCGAGAATCAGGCGGTTGGACATTCAGACTACTCGTCTAAGTTTGCGCTGTACTGCGCGGAACTCGTACTTGAGGAACGCCGATGACCCAACCCACCCCCGCCGACGCGCAACCGCAGACCCCGGAGAGCGTGGCGATCGCAATGAAGATATGTGCGTGCCTGCTTGAGGATGACTCGTCGCGGCACATGAACTGTCCGGTGTGCTGGGAAGATAACTCCGCACACGCTGCCGACTGCTTGCTCGCTCAGTTGCGTGCCGCCCTATCCGCCGCCCCCAAGGAGACCCAGCCATGACCGACCCCGCACCCGCCGCAGACGCCCGCGAGACGCTAGGGGACGAGCCTGTGCCCGAAACGTTGGTGTTGAGCGAGCATCAACTGAACGAGCTTGCTGCCGGTCGGTGTCCGGGTTGCGGCGGTCGTCTTCAGTCGTCCGGCTTCTTTGGCGAGACGGTGATGTGCGCGAGGCGTGGCGAGTCGGAGCTTTCGGTCTGCAAGATGTACCTGCCCTCGCTCGCCCATCTTTCGCTAGCACGGCTTGTCAAAGCGTGTGGCGCGGCACGGCAACACGTCCACGAACTGGAAGATGCTTGGCAACGCGGGGCGATCCAAGACCTCGACGGCAAGGGCGGCGAACGGTCAAACCGCAACATCGAAGTACGAAACCTGTTGCGTGCCGCCCTCGCAGCAAAGGAGCCCCATCATGGAACGTGAACGCGAGACGCAAGGGGCTACCAACAGCGACCGTCTCCAGTCGCTCGCGTGGGCGATCCGCGCCGGGAACCTGATGGGCAAGGCGTCGCAGAATGACGCGGCTGCAATCGAGCACGTATTGGCCGCGTTGAACCAAATCGCGTCGTGGGATGATGGCGCAATGGCGCGTGCATCGACCCTGCACTACGACATGCGCGGGACCGCCCGCGCCGCTCTCGCAGAAAAGGAGCAGCCCCATGAGCAAGCCAAGTGATGTTGCCGGCAAGCAGGCGAGCCCGGACGGCGAGGGCGTCTACATCGCCTCGCGCACGAAGCACGCGCCGAAGTGGCGGGCGTTACGTGACGCTGGCGTGCCGATCATCTCGACTTGGATTGACGAGGCCGAGCAGGGTCAGACCGCAGACTTTACCGACCTCGCGGAACGGTGTGTCAGCGAGGCGCGTGATGCGTCCGCCACGATCGTCTACCGCGAGGCTGGCGAGAACTTGAAAGGTGCGTTGATCGAAGTCGGCGCGGCGTTATCGGCTGGGCGAAAGGTCGTGTCGTGCGGCGAGTGGGAAGATTGGTCGTGCGCTTTGGAGCACCATCCGAAGTGGTGCTGCGTTCCGACCGTTGAGGACGCGATCAACTATCTGCGCAAGAAGTAGCCCCGCCCGCTGCCTACCGGCGGCTGGCACAGAGGAAAAAGATGAAGCGACTCATCGACATGACCGAAGCCGAGATGCGGGTCTACTTCGGTGGCATCGGCGAGATGCTTGAAAGCGTCATGCCCGCTGAATCAGTTCCGGGCAAAGGTCGCAACGGGCGGGCGCTGTTCATGCTGGTCGTGTTCGATGACCCCGGCCTTGCGCAGTACGTCAGCAATTGCAGCCGTGAAAACATGATCAAGGCGATGCGCGAAACGGCGGACCGCTTTGAACGGCAGGAAACACTGGACCGAACCTGAAAGGAATTGTGATGGACAACAGAGGCCACTGGCACGAATCGGAACAAGCGGCGATGGACGCGAACCGGAAATTCCGGGATCAGTTCAGCAACTCGCCGTCGCAGATGCCCGAGCGACCCGCCATTTCAATCGAGTACGGCGAGATGGTGCAGGTCGTGAAAGCCGACGGCGAGACACTTCACGCGACGTTCGACGCGGTGGAAAAGAACAAGGTGACGTTGACGCCGCAGGACAAGCCCGGCGTTCCGCTGCCGTACTTCGAGCTGGCGGAAAGCGTTCAACTCGCTCGCGCCAGCGGCGAGAGCGTCAAGGCGCAGGTGTGGGACAACCGCAAGGGCAAGCTGATCCTGCGAACGTTGCCAGTCTGAGTAGCCCCGGCGGCTGGCACAGAGGAGTCACATGAGCAGCGACAACGCGACGAGCGACGGGACGACGAAGCGAGTAGCGCCGGACAACGGCGGACCTGCGTTCCCCGTGACCATGAGCGGCGAACCACAGTTCGATTGCGCGACTTCCTTGCGCGACTACTTCGCGGCGAAGGTGATTTCGCGGCTGCTGCCGATGGGAGTTACCCCGCTGCGTCAATATCGAGAGGGCGCGCCGGAAACCGTGGGCGAAGTGGCGGCTATGCAGGCGTACCACGTAGCCGACGCAATGCTCGCGGAACGAAGGAAGACGACGCTCGCGCGGTGACGCGGGAAGGCACAGGGCATCCGGCGGGCGAACGAGGACGCGACGATGAGCGAGAGCAACGAACGCGACTGGCTGACTGCTGACGAGCTTGCGGGGCGGTGGGGCGTGGACACGTCCACCGTTTACCGATGGCGGCGTGAGGGTGACATCCCCACGATGCGCGTCGGCGGCATCGTACGTATCCATCGCAGCGTCGTGGAGGCCGCAGAGGACAACGCGAAGCACAAGGCGTCTGTCGCGGCCATCAAGCGGCTGCGGAAACGGTTCCAGGGCGTACCGGACAGGATCGGCAGCATCGACTAGGCGAGCACGCGAGAGCGAACGTAATGAACCACAGCACGCAACCGATCATCGAACAGGGTTTGGACGTAGGTATCGTCCAGGCCTTCCAGCTTCCACCCGACGATCCGGCGGATGGCGTCCTTGTCGCCTGTCTCGTTGGCGTACGTGAGGAACGCCCGTCGCAGGTCGTACGGCGTGAAGCCTCGGATGATTTTCGCAAATTCGTGGTCGATGTCCGTAGTGTCCCACGGGTTGCCCCGCACGGTGCGGAACACGAGGTCGCTGCCCGGTTTGATTACAGCGTTAAGACCATCGACCACTTCCCGAGTGAGTGGGGTATCGCGACGAATGCCCGTCTTGCTGCGGCGGGAACGGATGAAGCCTTCGCGCCAGTGGATTTCATCCACGCGCAGGTTACAGCAGTCACCGGGGCCGAACCCGCCGAGCACGCCAAGCATCCACATACACCACAACTGCGGCGACGATGCGAGCAGCAGGCTCTTGACGTGAATCGGCGTGAGCAGCTTGTGGATGCGCTGCCCGCGCAGCTTCGACTCGCTGACCTTGGCGAACCCCTTGCCGGTGCGGACGGGACGGTCCAGCCAGTCACTCGCGGCGGCGTGGTTGAAGCACGCCATGACATTCGCTCGCTCGCGGTTGAAGGCGCGATCCCCAACGCGGTTGCCCATGTGACGCGCGAACGCGGCGAAGTCTTCGGGGCGAAGCTCGGCAACGGCCCGCTTGCCCAGGGCAACGCTCCCGACCCGCAGCGTGCAGAAGTTCTTGAGCGCCGATTCGATGTCGTCGTAATGCCCGTCGCTGATCTTCCCGGCGTCCAGATCGGCGGCACGCTCGACGAGGTAGCGGTTGCACAAGTCTTTGACGCTCATCCCGCCGACGCCTTCGGTTCCACGCATCCACGCGCGGGGCGGGCGACCGGCGTAGAGGTCGTCCTTCACCAAGTCGTACTCAGCCTTGGCGCTGGTGCGATCCCCGTCGCCGGACCCGAAGTAGTAGAGGTGGCCGTGGATGCGCTTCTGGAATCGCCCGTCGCGGCGGGGCTTGACCGGGAACCGCTCGATCGGTTCGGTTCGGTGTTTGACTCGCTTCCCCATGCGCCGCAGAATCTACCCGTTGCAGCGCGCATCGGTAGTCGTCGCAGTAGTCAGATTTGGCCGACGCGATCCGAGCGAATCGTAAGTCGTTGTCAGATAAAGGTCGGGCCTGTAGCTCAACGGTTAGAGCAGGGGACTCATAAGCCACTTCCCTATCGTGCGACCAGCCTTCCTGTCAGCGAAAACCGCCATCCACCGCTGGCAATCCCCGTACTTCCGCTGAACAACCGCGACGCGAGTAGTCAGTTGAATACTGCGCGAAAAGCGCTGCAATCCCCCCGCGTCTACGTAAGCCGTGGCTTGGTGAAGGTGCGCCGTCCCCGCCCCCTGCCCCCGCAGCACGCTGGAGGCACCCGATGAAGCGTTCAGCGCTTACCCGTCGCACGCCCTTGCGTAGCGGCAGCGCATTGCCCCGGACGCGGTTGAAGCCCGTCAGCGCCCGCCAGCGCGTGAAGCAGCGGGAGTGGGCGAGCGTGTGCGCTAAGCGGCTGAAGGCGTGCGGTGGACGGTGTGAGCGGTGTGATGCGCTGGCGCACCTTCAGGGCCATCACAAGTTGCCGAGGTCGCAGGGCGGGCTGAACGTGGATGGTAACTGCGCGATGCTGTGCGCGGATTGCCACTGTGAAGTCCACGAGTTCCCGGCGTTCGCTTACGCATGGGGCTGGCTGCTGCACCCGTGGGACGCGCCGATTGCGATCGGCGGAGCGAAGGAGGACGAATGAGCACCATTCACATCAACCGCGGCGCCGTGAAGGAACTCAGCCGCACGGACGCCGGGGTGCGCTGGTGCTTCGGCTGCCGCAAGCATCTTCAGTACGAGCACATCGTCTACGGCCACGACTGCGACCCGATGGACGATTGGTACGGGCCGTGGCCGGCGCTGGAATGCACGCGCTGCCACGATGACCGTGCGCTGTTCCCCGGCTTTGAACGCGAACCGGAGGACGCATGACCGCTCACCCCCGGCGTCCGCTCGCCCGCGTCGCGGGAGGGGGCAGCGCAGCGCACTACTTCGCCAGCTTGCGCAGCTCTATCACCAGCCGCTCTGCTACCCATTCGCCAGCGACTACTTCGATGGGGCGGCGCAGCTTGATGAGGCACAGTTCACGTAGCTGGTAGCGAAGCAGCAATCGCGCTCGGCTGCACCTGTCCGGTAATGGACAACCACCACGGCGAAGGCGTGCCGACAAGGAACGGTCGAAAGTTCTGGATGAACGGCGATTGCAAGGTTCACGAGACGAAAGCGGCAGCCGCAAGCCTCGGTCAACGTGGTGGTCTAAAGGGTGGACCCGCTCGCGCGGCCAAGTTGAGCGCAGATGAACGGTCGCGGATTGCGCGCCTAGCTGCCAAAGCAAGGTGGGCTGTGTCTGCCGGGCAGGACGGCGAAAGGAGCGGGGCGTGAGCACGACATTCCCGCTGATCTCGATGATGTTCCGGACGATCGGAGATGTTCAATGCCCTGTCTGAACGTCGATCTTGACTACTTCGAGCACCGCAAGACGAAACGACTCGTCGGCCGGCTCGGCAAGGGCGCGGAAGTGCTGCCCCTCAAGCTGTGGACCTACTGCGGTAAGTTCCACCCGGAGGATGGCAGGCTGTCCGGCTACTCTGAGCAGGAGATAGCGTCGATCGTGGGTTGGTGGCGAGATCCCAGCGAGTTCGCGCAAGCTATGCTCGACATAGGGTTCCTCGGTCAAGATGACGAAGGTTACTTCGTTCACGAATGGCTTGAGCATGAGGGCCACTTGGATGCCTTCAAGAAACGAGCCAAGGAGGCCGCTGATAAGCGATGGGAGGCTGTACGTCGCGCTAAAGTGATTGGATGCTCTACGGATGCTACAAGCATTGCCCAAGACGAAGATGAGCAATCCCCCAACCGTACTAACCAACCAACCAAACCAAAAACGCCGTCTCGTTCTGCCAAGGATGAAATTCCAGACCCGCCCGAATCGCTGAACACCCCCGAATTCCATGCCGCGTGGACGCTTTGGAAGAAGCACCGTGCGGAGATCAAGCACCCGTTGAAGCCCACGATGGCTGCTCGACAGCTCGCGGACTTTGAGCAAATGGGGGTAACGCGGGCCGTGCGGATGATTCAGCACACGGTCAGCAAGGGGTGGCAGGGGTTGCGCGAACCCGACAGTCACGAGGGCGGAACTAACGGCGCGTCTCCCGTCTCACAACTCGCGAACCGTCCCGCAGTTCGGGTGGTTGGATCGTAGGAGTTTTCACATGGTCGCAGAACGATTCGAGCAACTTCCACCGCATGACTTCGAGGCCGAGAAGTGCGCCATCGCCAGCATGATGCTGAGCGGTGACGACCGACTGGCGTTCGCGAAGATCCGCCGGCTTGTTTGGGGGGATGCGTTCTACTCCGCAGACCACCAAATCATCTACCGGGTGGCTTGCGACTTGGCGGACGCTGGATCACCCATCGACGCCACGCTCATCCGCGCCGAACTGTCCAAGCGCGGCCTGCTCAGCGAGTGTGGCGGGACGGCGTACCTCGCGAACATCCTCAACGCGGTGCCGTCGGCGGTTCATGGTCCGCAGTACGCGACGGTGGTAGCAGACCGCGCCCGCGAGCGCGAGGGTATCCGGGTAGCGAACAAGCTGGCGCAACGGCTCATGCAGCCCATCGGTGACGGTGGGGCGCAGGAGATCATCCAGCGTGCCATCACCGCCCTGTGGAAGATCAGCACTTCGGGAAAGCAACTGTCCATCCGCAAGCTCGAAGACGTTCTGCACGACTTCATCGAAGCCCGCGAGGGCGGGAACGCGATCACGATGCCGACGGGCTACCCGTCCCTGGACGACAACTTCGCCGGCATACTCACGCGGGGCGGTTATACGGCCGTCTGCGCGCGACCGAGCATGGGGAAGTCTACCTTCGTCCGCGACCTGCTGGGGCGGCGAGCGGCGACGGGTGAGAAGGTGGGGCTCATTGCCGTTGAAGAGAACGAGAACAAGATCGCCGGCAACTACGTGTCCGCGCAGTCCGGCATCGAGAACAGCAAGATCGCCTACGGCAACTGGGGCGAGAACGAGTGGCGCGAAGTCACTGGCGCTGTCTCGCGCATGGCTGCGTGGCCGCTGTTCCTCACCGACTCAGCATTCTCCCTCGTGGACATCCAGACCGCGATGGAACTGCTCGTTACGCAGCACGGATGCACGACGATCGCCATCGACCACATCCACCTCATCAGCAATCCGAGCGACGGTAACGACAGCGCCGAGCGGAAGCTGAATGAGATCAGTCAGTGCATCAAGGAAACCATTAAGCGGCTGAAGGTTTGCGGCATCGTCGCCGCACAGCTCAGCCGTCCACCAAAGACGGTGAAGTACCCCGACCCCCCGCGAATGGACGACGTCCGGCAGAGCGGCGGCATTGAAGAGCACGCAGACGCGATGTTGATGCTGCACCGTGAGGACTACTACCGGCGACACGACCCGAGCTGGAACGCGAACGGTTTGTGCCAGGTCGTCATTGCCAAGAACCGCAACGGCCCCGTGGGGGATGCCGTGCTCAAGGCTGAGCTTCAGTACCAGCGATTCGCGGAGCTTCCACCATCAAGCCAGTCGTACCGCGATCCGTTCCCGATGGAGAACACATTATGACTTACGAGAGCCCTATCGAAGAACGGATGGGCGTGGCAATGGCGAAAGCCTTCCACCCCGGCGTCACCATTGAAACGCAGCGGAAGGTAGCGGCGCACGGCGAGAAGTTCCGGCTGGACTTTCATGTTGAGTATCAGGGAACACGCCTAGCCGTGGAGTGCGACGGCAAAGACTACCACGAGTACCACCGTGACCGGCGACGCGACCTACTCACCATCGACTCAGGGGCCGTGACGGACGTGTTCCGGCTGCGCGGGACGGACATCGTCTACGACGCTGAGGCGTGCGTCACCTACATGCGGTCGTTCTTCCCGTCGCTGTTTGAGGCAGACGCGACGCGCGTGGCGATTGGAGACCTGCTCGACTGGTCATGCCTGATGTACCACGGCTGTATCAAACCCATTGCTCGTATGACGTTCTCAGCCGATGAGATCCGTGACAACTCCCGCCTGATTAACAGCGGGGCGTGCTGCGCAACAGATGGTCTTCTCTTGCGTGACGGGTCGTTCGGAATTGTCACATTCAAGACGCCGGACTGGGACTGGAAGGGTCACAAGGAAAACATGCTGATCAAGACGTTCGCTGATGTGCTTGACCCGGCACCGTGCCAGGTGCGGTCATGACGCGCGCCGAGTTGCCTGCCGTCCCTGTCTCATCTCGCGTCCCTGCGGCGGTAGCGATCGCAGTAGCGGGGGTGGCATGAGCGCTCTACTCGGCCAAGCCGACGCAACGAGATTGCCGCTGGCAACGGGCAGCGTGGACATGGTGTTTACGAGCCCGCCCTACGCAGACGCGCGCACCTACGGCATCGGCGCGCAGCGGAAGTGCGACGAGTGGGTCCAGTGGATGCTGAAGGTCGTGACGGAACTCACGCGCGTCTGTTCAGGGCTCGTGCTCGTGAACTGCGCAGGCGTGACCCGTGACCGCTGCTACTGGCCCGCGTGCGAAGGGCTGATGTGGGAGTGGTGGAAGCAGGGCGGCAACCTTTGGCGTCCCGCTTATTGGCATCGCGTGGGCATCCCCGGCAGCGGCGGCAAGCAATGGTTGCGTGCTGACATCGAATACGTCCTGTGCTTCAAGCGCGATGCTGAGTGGTTGCCGTGGTCGGACAACACGGCGAACGGACACCCGCCGAAATGGGCACCGGGCGGGGAGATGGCGCACAGGCTGACGAATGGGCAGCGTGTTAACCAGTGGGGTCCGGTTGGTGGTCCGCGCGGCGGTGGTGGTCGGAACGCGGATGGGACTTCCAAGCCGAGCAGGATGCAAGCGGCAGCCGAGAACGGCTATCCGTCTCACATCATTACGCAGATCCGCCCCGTGGGTGCCGTGGTCAGGAAAGCGATTAGCAGGCAGCACACCAAGTCTCGCGCAGACGGGACCGATGAGATTCAGGACTACACGCCGCCCGTTCTCGCTAACCCCGGCTGTCTCGTGAAGGGCATCAAGGTTGGTGGCGGGTTGCTCGGTAGCAAGCTCGCCCACGAGAACGAAGCGCCCTTTCCAGAAGCCCTAGCCGAGTGGTTCATCAAGGGATGGGCAAAGCCGGGCGGCATCGTGCTTGACCCCTTCAGCGGCAGCGGCACCACAGTCAGCGTCGCGCGTCGCCTCGGTCGCAAGGGCATCGGCTTCGACCTGAGAATGAACCAATGCGAACTCGGCACGCGCCGACTCGCTGAACCGCTGCGGATCAACGGCAAGCGCCCCCGCCCCATCGTCACCACGTCTGAACCTTCCCTCTTCGCGGAGACAGCATGAGACGCACCATCGAAGAACTACAGACTCTGTACGCCGATAAAGCGCCACGCGGTCACAACCCCGGCAGCCGCAGAAACGACGTAACTGACGCAATGGTGTCAGCGGCGCTGAAGAGCCACGCGGGCAGCGTTATGGCGGCGGCAAAGCAGCTCGGCCTGTCTCACGTCACGGTCTACAACCGGCTGAAGGCGATGCGAGCACTTGCCAAGCAGGGGGTGCCCCGTGGGTAAGCGTTACGCCCCGTGCCAGGCGCGGAAGGTGGTGGTGAAGTGAGCCTTCTATTCGACGTAGTGCTGAACATCGACCCCCCGAAGGTGACGCACCACCAGAAGACGCTGGGCCTGCGCAACGGCAAGGGCGGGAAGCTCATACCAACGATGCGCGACAAGCCCGAGCTTGAACAGGCGCAGGCGATGATCGCGATGGGCTTGCACCGTAGCACCGTCCGCGCCGGGTCCAAGCCGCGGCGTCCGATCCAGGCGAAAGTCATCATGGACGTGTCGTTCTGTTTCAGGTCGGACATCATCGAATACTGGGGTAACACGCCCGACCGCGACAACCTAGCCAAGACGCTCCAAGACGTGATGACGCGAAACGGCTGGTTCGATGACGACCGGCTGATCGTCGGTGGAATCGTTGAGAAGGGGTGCGGACCTGAGCCGTTCATCCGGGTCGTGTGTGAGTTGGCGGATGATGAAGCGTGGCGTGAGATTTACGAGACGGTTCGCCCGACGATAGCCCAAGCGGTTGTGTAACGCGCAAATGATTTGCCCATAAGGAGTATTATGGTCTTGCATAACGGAACGGACTCTGCCAAGATGACCCCGCCCGCAGCCCTTCCCTTTCAGGATTCGCCGCCTTGGCGCAGTCCTGTCGCGGCGTTCCCCGAATTAGACGCAGACGGCAATCCACCGCTCACAGACGGGCGGCTGGTCGCTGATACGCCGGGCGTGTGGCACGTCGCACGGTGCCGCAGTAAGCACGTTAAGGCGTACGCGCGTGACCTGCTGACTCTATCCAAGCTCACGGATGGGGCGGTGAACTTCCTGCTGCCGATGCGGCATGGTCCAACGGTAGGCTCGGCTGGCACGAAGCGCCGCCCGTACAAGTCACCGCTCTATCCCGGCATTCTCTTCGTCTGCGTCGCGGACGACTCACTTGAAATTGACCCGAATCACAGGACGTTCCCGTCGCAAGCCATTACGGTCCCCGGCCGCGCACAGGACACGTTCCGCGCTGACCTTGCCCGCGTGGAACTGATGGCGATCAACGACCCTGATACGTTGGACGTGTGGCCCGGTATATGTGCCGGCCAACTCGTTGAGATTCAGGACGGGCATTATCGTGGCCTGCGCGCTCGCGTTGAAGAAGTGAACCCCGGCGGCAAGCGGATGCTGGTGGTGCACTTCGAGGACGTGCAGTTCTCTGCGACCGTCGAGCTTGGCGAGCACGTCCGCGTTGAACCGATCTGAACGCCCGTCGTCTCCCCACGTCGGGCATGTAACCGTGCGGCTGCCGGTCCTTTCACACAAAGCCCGCCGCGCAGCCCGCACGGCTTGAACCGAGTCGTCGTCCCCTTCGGGGCTGTCCGTCGTTAACCGCAGCGGGCAGCCCTTAGCTACGTAGCGGCCGCGCACGGATGGAACGCTCCCGTGCGCGGCCAACCTTTTAACGGCCATGATGAAGCAAATCGACCGGGATGTGTGGACGTATCGGCTTCCGATGAAAGATTCGGGGCTAAAACTTTCACCGACCCGCAGCAATGCAAGCCAACTTTCATCGTTTGCCGGTGCCATGCGTTGTGGTGTGACTCGAAAGCTTCAGCGGTTGTGGGCGCGGTTTACTTGTGTGCGCCTTGGTCACTCTCACCCGCTGTTCCAGTGCGTCCATTGCGGACATCCGGCGACGATGCGGGTGAAGGCATGAGCCCCAACCGATGCAAGAATTGTGAGCATTGGCGGGGCAACCACGGCGA